ACAAACACGGGCTACCAGAGCGCCGCCACAAACACAGGCAACTGGAGCGCCGCCACAAACACGGGCAACTGGAGCGCCGCCACGGTTGGAGGAGCGGAAAGCATTGCGGTCGTTACCGGGTATGGCAGCAAAGCGAAAGGTGCTGTCGGCTGTTGGCTGGTGCTCACGGAACGTGATGAAAAAATGCACATTTTAGGCGTTCAGGCTGTTTGCGTAGATGGAGAAACCATCAAAGCGGATACGTTTTATATGCTGAAAAACGGCGCGATTATAGAGGTGGATGAATAATGAAAGACAAGAAGCTGTTTCACAGCCTGCTTGATCTGGTTCTTGAAAAACAGGACAGCGAAGCGGATACAGGCATTGACATGAATGTTTCTACACTGGGATATACCGCTTCGGTTTGGCTGATGAATGTCGAAGACAAAAAGATCACTGGAGCAAAGGAATATTATACCCGCATTGGTGATGAGGCATGGGCGAAAACGAAAGACGGAAAAACGGAAATCGTGCATGACGAGGACGTTTTGGAGGCACTGCGCAATGCGTGATACTATCACCGGATGCCCCGAGCGGGCGTTAGAGCCGCCGGAGAGGGCAGATCAGGAGCGACTTAACCGGTTGCAGGATATGTGGGAAGCCGAGACTGCTATTGGCTTGTATCTGGAAGATTACACGGATTTGTTTCCGCAGGAAATCAAGAGCTTTCTCGATGATTTGAGAATGGCGGTTTATGACTTTGAGCAGGAGGATGAAGAATGAGTGACAATCTGACGCTGTATAATGCGCTGCGCACAGTGCCGCAGACAGCCAAAAAGGAGATTCAGGCTGGAAAGCTGAAAGGTTTTACCGACATTAACCCCATGTGGCGAATTAAGGCGCTGACGGAGCAATTCGGGCCGTGCGGCATGGGCTGGAAAACCGAGATTGTCAAACAGTGGCTTGAAACGCATGACGGCGTTGTGTGTGCATTCTGCAATATCAATCTGTTTGTCAAGGTGGAAGGCGAATGGTCTGACGCTATTCCAGGCACGGGCGGCAGTCAGTTTGTTTCGCAGACCAGAAACGGCCCGCAGGTATCAGACGAATGCTGGAAGATGGCATATACTGACGCTATCTCGGTTGCTACAAAGATGCTCGGCGTTGGCGCAGATGTATACTGGAACGATGATAGCGTGCGAGAAGATCAGACTAAGTATTCTGGAGAAGCCGAGCGGGCAGGTACGGATAAGCTGATTAAACGCGATTGTCAGGCATTTGCGCACAGGCTACAACAGGTCTACGGCAATGACAAGGCACAAGAACACCTTATGCGACTTACCGGCTGCCGTACTACGTCCGAGGTAACGTATGACGAATATCATTTTGCGCTTAAAAAAATCGAGCGGGAGCTGGCGCTGCAAAAGCCGCCAGAAGATGTGATTGGTGAGGTGGAAACAACCACCATTAAGAAGATTGCAAAAGCGCTGGGCGCAACCACGAAAAAGCAGTTTGAAGAAACCATCGGTTTTCCGCTGGATGATCTTCCGAAACTGAAAATGAATGATTTCGGCGCATTGATGGTAGAGCTGAACAAGAAGATGGACGATAAAGACCATCAGAAGGCAATGGAGGCTATGCCATGACGCATGAGTTTGATCATGCGCAGGTAATACACAACGATCTCGGAAATTGGTTGTGTCTTCACATCAGCAATGCACCTATGGCACGAGTTGAGTGCGAAAAACTCAAAGATGGTAAGGTGTATACCGCCAAGATCGCGCCTAAGCAGGAAAGACGAGACCTTGACGCAAATGCGATGTACTGGGCGCTGTGCGGAAAACTGGCTAAGGCCATGGGTGAACCACCGGAGTGCATTTACAGACGACATATCAAAGACATTGGCAACTATGAAGTACTGTGTATGCAGACACAGGCAGTAGCGAGTTTCGGTCAAAAGTGGACGAGCAACCATATTGGAAGATTTATTGAAACCAGAGCATCGAAAATCAACGGTTGCACAACAGTGCTTGCGTATTATGGTTCAAGCGATTTTGACAAGAGGCAAATGTCCCAGTTGATTGACAACTGCATTCAGGATTGCAAAAACGCCGGAGTGGAAACCGCGTCACCAAGCCTGTTAAGCGAGTTGAAAGACGAGTGGGAGACCGGAAGAAAGGAACGCTGCGTATGAGGTTTACGACATACAAACGCTTTGTACCAGCGGACTGGAAAATAGGCTATCGCTTCGCCTGCTGGGCACGAAATCACAGCGGATGGGCGAAGATGAAGAAGGACTACAGACGAAGGGCAAAGCGCAGGTTGGAACGCGCGGCGAGAAAGGACATGGAAGAATGAGACGGCAGACCAAGTTTACCGGCATTAGCCCGGCGGTATGGCGCGAATGCTGGGAGCGGGACGGCGGCATTTGCCGCCACTGCGGGAAAGGCGGAGTTCTGCAAGCGTGCCATTTTGTATCGAGAGCACGCGGCGGCATGGGTATTCCGACGAATTTAGTCATGCTGTGCCCAGAGTGCCATCGGGAGATGGACCAGGGCGACGGCAAGGAAATCAAGCGGGAAATGCGGGAGTACCTGCAGAGCATTTATCCGCTGTGGAGTGAGGGAAACCAGAAGTATACCAAAGAGACAGGGAGATGAAAGTTGATTTAGAAAAATATCGGGAATACATCGAAACCCGGATTGCGGAAGGCGCGAGCTTGCGAATGCTTGAGAACGAAATCGGAATTGAGCGACAAAAACTCTCAAGAGAGATGAAAAAAGCAGGCATGAGAGTTCCTACGCGAATTGAAAGCGTAAAATTCCTGTGGAAAAATCATAAACATCCGCACATTGGGAAAACCGGTAGCTTGTGCCCGACGTACGGACGCAAGATGTCAGATGAAACCAAACAAAAGCTGAGAGAAGCAATGGCTGGAGATAAAAATTATCACTGGTCCGGAGGAAGAAAGAAACACTCAAGCGGGTATATTCTTGTATATCGACCAGACAACCACTTAGCAGATAAACACGGGTTTGTGCTGGAACATAGGCTTGTAGCTGAACAGAAATACGGAAGAAAGCTGACATCTTCGGACATTGTACATCACATTGACGGCAATAAGACAAACAACAATCCAGAAAATATCGTGGTCCTGACCCGATCAGAACATGCGAAATTGCATAATGGATTGAAAAAATGCAACAAACGGAGGAATACAAGTGCTTAACAAGATCGTTTTACAAGGAAGATTAACAGATAATTTGGAATTGCGACACACGCAGTCTAATACGGCTGTAGCAAGCGGTACGATTGCGGTACAACGCAGCAGAAAGGATAACAACGGAGAATATCAGAGCGACTTCTGTTCCGTTGTCCTGTGGGGCAAGTTGGCAGAGCACGCAAGCACATGGTTCCACAAGGGCGATATGTGCATTGTTTCCGGCCGTTTGGAAAGCCGCGATTGGCAGGACAAGAACGGCAATAAGCGTCGATCGTGGGAAGTACAGTGCGAAAGCATCGACTTCTGCGGCGGCAAGAGCGAGGGCAAGCCGAAGGAGAACAGCGATTTTATTCCGACCGACGAGGCGGACGATGACGAACTGCCGTTTTAACAGGTGGTGAGGGACGATGAACGGGCACATAAAACTGCACCGTGCGCTTACGGAGTGGGGATGGTACAAAGACCTCCCCACCTGCAAGCTATGGCTGCACGTCCTGCTGAGAGCCAATTACAAGGCTTGTGAGTGGAAGGGTATAGAAATACCGCGTGGTGCGTTTGCAACAAGTTATGCGGCACTCTCGGCGGAAAGCGGGCTGTCTGTGCAGCAGGTACGGACGGCGCTCGGTAAACTGAAAAAGACCGGCGAAATCACGGTGGAAACCAATCGGCACTATACAGTTATCACGGTTAGCAAGTACGACGAGTACCAGAGCACCGAACGCGACGAAGTGACGACACCGGCAAAATGTTCGCCAAAGCCTAAACCGAAGCCCAAAGCCCAAGAAGCCGATAAGAAACTCGACCTAACAGAACGATTCTCGGAGCCGGTATGTTCGGCGGTTCAAGATTGGATTAGATACAAGAAGGAGCGCAGGGATGCATACGAGCCAACTGGTCTCAGAAACCTTCTCACGATGATTGAGAACCGCGTAAAGCAGCACGGAGAACAGGCAGTAGCCGAGGTTATCCGGCTGAGTATGTCGCAAGGTTGGAAGGGTATTATTTGGGACAGAATCGGAGATAAGCCGAAGAAAACCAAAACGGATGCGCCGATGTTTAACGGTGCGCCCGCCGCCAGTGACTGGGAAAATGAGTGGGCGGCACGAGTGAAAGCCAGCAGAGGTGAAAGATGAAATTTGTAATCAAAGGCCCGCTACCGGGACTGAATGAGCTGATCGAGGCGGAACGGCGGAACCGGTACTTAGGCGCACAACTGAAAAAGAAGTGCGAAACCGTTGTGATGCACGCGGCACGGCAACTTGGCGGTGCGGAGTTTCAGGAGCCGGTGTATATGATTTACCGGTGGTACGAAAAAGACCGGCGGCGGGATAAGGATAATATCTGCGCGTTTGGGCGCAAGGTTATTCAGGATGCGCTGGTGAAAGCAAGGTATCTGTCGAACGACGGATGGAAGAATATCCGAGGGTTTGAAGATCACTTTGAGGTGGATTCGAAGAATCCGAGGATTGTGGTTGAGATTTTGGGAGCGAATGAGGATGGTCAATGATGAAATTTTGAACGCCGCAGTGGGGCGCATGAGACACCTTGGTGACATTACCAAAATAGACGGACACACTGCACCATGGGTGGACTGCATTATCGGCGGTTCGCCGTGTCAGGATTTGAGCATTGCGGGCAAGCGTGCCGGTCTGGCGGGTGCTCGTTCCGGTCTGTTTATGGAGCAAATACGACTTGTTAAGGAGATGGGAGAAGCAAGTGGAGCAGCTTACCCTCGATACATGGTCTGGGAAAACGTGCCCGGAGCATTCAGTAGCAACAAAGGACAAGATTTCGCAGCCGTCATCGAAGAAACAATCAAAGTCATCGAACCGGAAGCCCCCGATATTGAAGTGCCTGACAAGGGATGGCCGACATGGGGGGGGTACCGCGACGTGGACGGACGATGGAGTGTTGCTTGGCGAGTGCTTGACGCTCAATACTGGGGAGTGCCCCAACGTCGCCGTAGAATCGCACTTGTCGCAGATTTTAGAGGCTGCACCGCTGCCGAAATACTGTTTGAGCGCAAAAGCCTGTTTGGGGATTTTGCGGAGAGCGGAACGGAGAGGGAAAGACCTGCCGGAGAAGCTGAAAACGGCGCTGCTTATGCAGTCCGAATCCGAGGCGGATGCGACGGAGGCGGAAAAGGCGCTTTAGTGCAGACGGAGAAAAGCGGAACACTGGGAACTGGTAACGATCAGACGGTGTTCTGCCTGCAAGGCAACGGAATAGACCGCGCAGAAACCGCAGGGTGCAACGGTAAGGGATGGCGCGAAGATCAGAGCTACACGCTGAATACGGTTGATAGACCGGCAGTTGTATATAATGAGGAAACCATTACCAGCAAGACGAATGCCAGCAATCCGCAACTTGGAGACCCTTGCCATACATCGGGAGCCACCGGAGCAGGACGTACAATTTTGGTCAATGACACCTGCTACGACATACAGCACCGCTCCGAGGCAGTACGGATTTATGACGGGACTGCACCTGCTCTGACTGCAAGAATGGGAACTGGTGGAAACAATGTACCGATTTGCATTGGTAATGGACAAGGCGATATTGCCAACCACTTAACACCGGACGTTTGCCAGACGCTGAACTGTATGCACGACCCGATGGCGATTATTACTCCGACCACATTAGACGGAAAAGAGCAAACGAGCACACTGTGTGCAAGGGATTATAAGGGCGTAGGACGTTGTGATACATTTGGGCGCGTAATCAGCACACCAACTGTCCGCCGCCTTACCCCGCTCGAATGCGAACGCCTACAAGGCTACCCGGACGGCTGGACGGATATCGGCGAATGGGTAGACACAAAAGGCAAACGCCACAAGGAAAGCAGTGACGCGGCACGATACAAGGCGCTCGGTAACTCTATCGCACTCCCACCCTGGCGATTTGTGCTTTATCGGTTGTGTATGCAGCTCGGTCATGTTGGCACTATGGCAAGCCTGTTTGACGGTATCGGCGGGTTTCCACTTATCTGGGAACAGATTAACGGAAAAGGCTCGTGCCTGTGGGCGAGTGAGATTGAAGAGTTTCCGATTGCGGTCACGAAACGGAGATTTGGAATATGAATCATTGCAATGATTGCAAATGGTACGAGCCGTTCTGCGGTGTATGCTGCAACGGCGACAGCGAACACCGGGCGGATTTTATGGACGCGGAAAGCAGATGTGAGGAATGGGAGGAAAACGAATGCGGCTAAAGTGTTGGTATGGCATCCACGAGCCGAGCGGAGAAAGCATTATTCCGACGGTTGATGAGTGCTGGCTGAAAAAGTGCAAGTATTGCAATCGGTATATTCTGCACGGCGTAGGCTGCTCGGTTGATGTTTCCAAAAGGGAAGCAATGAAGCTGAGAGACGAGATTTACCGAAAGTTAGGAGAATTGAGATTTGGGAGAGTTAGAAATGATTGAATACATTGACCGCGAAGCGGCGAACTTAGCTCTTGCGGAGCAAGGCTTTGATTGGGATAAAGCAAAACAGGCTCTTGCGAACGTGCCTGCCGCCGACGTTGTGCCAGTGGTGCATGGGCGGTGGGATGATTCCGGGAGATATACGTTCCCGAGTGGTAACGCAGCTGTCAGGTGCACCAACTGCGGCTGCGCACTGACAGAGAGTGAGTATCACCTGAACAACTGGAATTACGGCCCTGTATGCGGGGCTAAGATGGACGGAGGTGCAGACAATGATTGAACTTAAATCTTGTCCTTTCTGTGGTGGAGAAGCGAGGTTGTTTGTGAATGACGGCGTAAGAGTGCTTTGTAATAAATGTCACGCTTCTTCGGAAATTTTGGCGGACAGTGAATGCTACAAAACCAGAGCTGTTGAAAAAGTGATTGAAGCGTGGAACAGGAGGGCAAGCAATGATTGAGCTTAAACCCTGTCCGTTTTGTGGAGGAAAAGCGACTGTTCAAGGTAAGCACACCGAAACATACGACGTTTGGGCGAACCACCCCGTTTTGCGTGCTAAGTATCGTGTTGGCTGTGAAAAGTGTGGAATTTATTTCTGGCAGAACAGTGTAATTTCACGAGCAGAATATAGAGCACCTGTTACCAACAGGGATAGATACGAAGAAGCTGTTGAAGCATGGAACAGGAGGACAAACGATGATGTTTAAGAAAAACGGCAGATTATACGGCAATATTGAATTGTTGCTCAATGAATGTTGCCAAACCACCCAGTATTGCTTTCAGTGCGCGCTGCACGGCAAGGTAGGCACGAAAGGCTGCACAGGATATGCGGCTGAAAATCCGGAAGAAGTTGCGCGCTTGCTGGATGCTGCGGTGATTAAGGACAAACCAATCACTGCCGAGGCGGTTGAGCATCACGGCGAGGACGTAAAGCCGAAGCGTCGAACCCTTGGTGCGTCCAATTCGATGGATAAAATGGCCGAATATGTTGAGAAGTATCTCGAAGGAGTAAAGACCGATCCGGTAAACCGCCCGGCGCACTACACGTCCGGCGGTATCAAGTGCATCGCCGCGATGCAGGCGGCGTTTGGTGACGAGGCGGTAAAGGACTTTTGTCTTTGCAACTGCTTTAAGTACCTGTGGCGACACCGGCAGAAGAACGGCGTGGAGGACTTGAAGAAAGCACGGTGGTATTTGAATCGGCTGATTACGGAGATGGAGGTAGAAGATGATGAATCAATGTGAGATTTGCGGCTCAGAACAGGAACTGGGCACCGGTTACGCACTCTGCATTACTATATGCAACTCGATCGACCGTTCCGATATGTATCTGTCGTACTGCGAGGATTGCTTTAAGCGCATTGTGTACAAGCTGCTGCGCGAACTGAATGGCAAGAGAGAGCTGAACATTGCGCTCGATGGAATTGAGGAGGTGGAAGAATGAAAAAGTTATTTATTTCTCAGCCTATGAAGGACAAGACGGACGAAGAAATTCTCGCAGTCCGCGCAAAAGCTATCGAATCCGCAGAGCGTGAACTCGGTGAGCCGGTGGAAGTGATTGATTCGTTTTTCCAGAACGCGCCACATGACGCGCGTCCGCTTTGGTATCTGGCTAAGTCGCTGGAACTGCTGTCAACGGCTGATGTGGCGTATTTTGCGAAAGACTGGGAACAGTATCGCGGTTGCCGTATCGAGAACGAGTGCGCGATTGAATACGGTATTGATGTGATTGAGGATTACCACAATGACCATCGCTGAAATCGCCGCCCAGATGGGCGTTACGCCGGACACATGGCAGGAGCGCATGAAGCGCGAGTACCACGAGACGAAGGAACGCTATGAAAAGCTGAATCGGCTACTTGTTAAGCACGCGGCGGGCACGCTTGATTTTACGCTGAAATGCCCTATCGAGCTGCTAAAAGCACAGCGTGAGCACATGTCTGACTATCTGTATACGTTGGAAATCCGTGCGGAGATTGAAGGAGTGAACCTGTATGATTGACCTGCACAAGCTGGACAAGTTCCGACTGAAAGACAGAGAACGCGAGTTTTACGGATGCACCGGCGACAGCGGAAACGGTGTTTTCAAGGTGTATGTCGGCGGCAAGTCGTTCCGGGTGATCGCAAGCAACGGCATGGGATGGGAGCACGTCAGCGTTTCGCCCGGCTCTGCACAGCGCAAGTGCTGCCCGACGTGGGACGAGATGTGCGCTATTAAGGATATGTTTTTCGGCGAGGACGAGCGCGTTATGCAATTCCACCCGCCTAAGTCGGAGTACATCAATAACCATCCGTACTGCCTGCACCTGTGGAGACCGGTAGATACGGAGATTCCGCACCCGCCGATGATTTGTGTTTGAGGTGATACGGTGGATTTTGAAGAAATTGCGTTCCGCGTATTGATCGGAATGTTGTTGGTATTTACAGGCTGCACGTTAGCAGCACTGGCGATTATGCTGCTTAAAGCAGCGTTAGGAGGATTTGCATGACGGCTAAGTACATCAAGATGGGCGTGGAGGAATGGTACACCGAGGTTTACAAGTGTATATCTTGCAGTGCGGATACGATGATGACGATGAACGAAAGGTATCGACAGCCGCGATTCTGCGCAAATTGCGGAGCGGCGTTTACGCAGGAGGAAAACGATGAACGCAGTGAGTGAAGATGTTGAAAAGCTCGTGGAAAAGGAACTGGAAGCTGCAAATGAGCGGTTCCCACAGTTCCATAGCCCGCATGAGGGGTGGGCGGTAATGCAGGAGGAAGCCGAGGAACTGCGAGAAGAATGCGACAGTATCGAAATGTCAATGAAGCAGCTCTGGCACCGTATCCGTGACGGTATCCCAACGTCGCAGCATGTGGCTCTCGTTGGGCAGCACGCCGAAGCAGCAGCTTGCGAAGCTATACAGGTGGCGGCGATGGCGAGAAAGTACCTTGATATGTTGGAAAGAGAGGAATGAAATGAAAAAAATTGCTTTAATCGTTATGTCTATCGTGGCAGCACTGGTACTCATGATTGCTGCTGCATTTGTGTCGGCTAATAACCGCGCAGTATCAGCAGAAGAACAGGTAAATTCGGCGGCAGCCGATGTGCAGGTGGTGGAAAAACGCCGTGTTGATCTCGTTTACAATCTGGTGGACGCAGTAAAGTCCTATCAGAATTACGAGGGCGATACACTGACAAAGATTACGCAGGCTCGCACTGCTGCTGCATCGGGCAAGGTAGAAGAAGCACAGGTTACGTTAAATGCTGTTGCGGAGCAGTACCCGGAACTCAAGGCAAACGAAAATTACAAGCAGCTCATGACCGAGCTTGCGCTGACCGAGAACCAGATCGCGCAGTACCGCAACAACTATAATCAGCAGGTACGGGCATACAACAAGCTGGTACGGTCTTTCCCGACCGGTTTTCTGCTGAGGGTAATGAACTATCAGACAATCGACACGACCTACACGGACTACGATGCACCGGAAGATGCTCCGCAGAACCTGTTCGGTGGCGGCGATGGAGATTAAGCCTCGTGAGATTGCGTTCAGCGTTGCAATCGTGTTTGTTATGGTGGCACTGGGATTTCTGCTCGGTAGCAAAATCAGTGACCATATCGCTGAGACAAACGAGAAATTTACCACGGCAACGCAGATTACAGACGATCAGCAGTTTCAATATGCGCTGGATACCGACTTCGGGAATGTCATCGCTTACGGCAATCTGGTTGCGGAACAGCCTGTTTCGGCAGACGATTTAGACGGAAAATATGCAATCCTAACCAAAATCACAGAACAATACACCCGGCACACGCGCGTTGTAACCTATACCGATGGAAAGGGACATACGCACAGCCGCACCGAGGTGTATTGGACGTGGGACGAGATTGACCGGGAGAAAGACAGCACAGAAACATACATGTTCATGGGTGCATCATTCCCGGCGGATAAGTTTTTCGTTACAGCGCACCAACAGGGCGATACAATCTATGACAGCAGACTTGTGCGGCATTATTACGAAGCTGTGGACGCAAATATGGTTGGCAGTATATGCACGCAAATCAAAGACCATACGATCGCAGACAGCAACCGGTTTTATGCCGATGCGGAACCTCAGGCGATTGTAAACCTTGCTATAAGACAAGGTAATATTGCTATCATCTTGTTCGGTGTATTATGGATTGCTCTGACCGGTGGCACGGTATATGGTTTCTGTGCACTGGAAAACAGGTGGCTGGACGGATGATGTATAGTCCGGAAATGCGAAAATACCTGAAAGAAATCAATCGCTATTTGCTTTGGAGGTACGGAAATGGCGAAGAAAAAGAAAGTCAACCCATACCGAATACCGGCGACGCAGGGTGACATAGAAAAAGCCAAACGAGACGCAACGAACACGGCGGTTGCGTCTACATGGGCAATTATGTTTAGCGTTCTACGGGATAAAGAAGGGTACGACTATGACCGATTACGGCGGATATGGGACGAAACAAACTACCTCGCAGACAGCATCGCCCGAAAATACGTTAAAATCGACGATCTGATTGAAGAACTGCGGGAGAATGGAATAGCATTAGCATGAAAAAGAAAAGCGAATGCGCTGGGTGCGCATACTGGCGGGTACTGGGTACAAGCCAAGGGTCTAAGCTATGGGCGTGTCATTATTTGATCGACACGGGGAAATCGCGCGGATGTGAACCGGGTGTGGGTTGCGTCCGCAAGGCGGCGAGAATCAGCCGCCGCAGGCGATATACACAGCATGGTATGGAGGAGGTAGTGGCACACGACGACTAAAGAATGGCTCAGACGAGGGATTGACCTTGAAAAATCAATCTCTGCACTGGAAGAAGCACGAGTAAGGGCGTGGACGCGGGCGACAAGCGCAACAGCGACGATCAAGGACACGCCGGGCGGCGGCGGTGACGTGACCGCAAACAAGGCGGATGCGTATCTTGCCCTGTCCGAGAAGATACAGCGAGAGCAGGAACGGCTTGCACTGATTAAGGCCGAGATTATCAGCACAACGGCTAAGGTACAGGATGCGGCGCTGCGGGCGCTGCTGATCGAACACTATGTAAACGGTCGGACGTGGAGAGAAACCGCCGAGAAAATGAATTACAACGAAGTGCACGTTCGTGGAAAGATGCACGCGCGGGCGTTGCGGGCAGTAGAACATATACGCACAGGCTGTGCATAAAGCTGTGGAAAACGGGCTACACAATACTACAAAGAATGGTGGTATAATGATATCGTGATAAAAGCCCTAAAGGGCGGAATCACGGAGTTTCGTTCCTCCGCTTTCAGCCCGCCGAAAGGCGGGCACACGCCCGGAAGCCTGCGTGAGGGCTGACGGGGGACAAGCCTTTCTGTTTAACCCCAAATACCTACTTAAAGCGAGACCTGCCGCTGACCTGCTCCAAAGTCTGCATGAGGGCAGAGGAGCAAAACGCCTTTCGCGGAACGAAGGCATTGATTATCCTTTCTATTCTTTCGGCGTGTCTTTTGCGCGGCACGCCGATATGCTCCAAAGCCTGCATGAGGGTGACGGAGCAATAACATTTACGCTACAATGAGAATGGAATGCGGTGCCTACGGGCGACAGGCACCGCAAACATGCCCGGATGGCTGCGCGAGGCCGGACGGGTAACGCATGGAATCTTTTTAGCCAAGGGCAACGTGGCGGACTTTGGCAAGCCTTGCATGGTGGACGACGTGCAAGGCAATCTGTTCCCGAAGCTGCATGAGGCGGAGGGAGCACAACGCCTCCAACGAGGACGATAATATTCTGACAGCTCGGAAAGACGAGCACTGTTTCCGAACAATGCTGGACTGCTGCAACAGTTCGGCAGAGTTTCGCGGGTGCTTGCAGGCACGCCGCAACCGGGGTCGCTCCCCGCTGTAACCTTACGAGGAAATCAGCCGGATTACAGACCGATAGCAACTGCGACACGACGGAGAGCAACGCCGAACAGCCCATAATGAGAGGGAGAGTGCTACTGGATAAGCACTCACACGGACTTAGTGAGCCGAGAGCAAAACACCAGTTTGCTAACAAAGTTACAAAGCCGATACGGCGCTTTCGGGCGGCTAAGTACACGCCGCGAAAGAGCACCAGCTGCTTATCTCTTGTAAGCATACCTAATCATCAGGACGGAAACACAAGTAAACTTGCGAAAGTGAGGTTATTACCTTTCTGGATTTCATACAACCGTTCTGGACAGCTGAGAGATCACCGGTAAAAGCCCGGCGTACAGACGCGACGATAGCGTTCATACCTCCCTGTGGAGGTATACCGGTTTGCATAGTTGCTGAAAGCAGGTGCAAGTCCTGCGGAACCGAAACAGTCGTATAATGGGAAACCCCGCTCACCAAAGCCATAAGGTGAGCGGGGTTTGTCATGCTATTTAATTCTGTGGCCGAGACGGATTTCTTCTTCGGTCCAGCCGGCTTTACGGCGGAAGTAGTCTCTGCTCAACTCGGCTACATGCTTTTTACGGCAAGCAGGACAGTATTTAGACCGCGCGCCGCCGGTGAAATGCTCTCCGCACATCATGCAGATGTGCGGTATTTTGGCGTGCGCCGCCGAAATGGCTTTACCTGCGCCTATGTGCAGGTTTCTTTCGCAACCGCATGATTTTACCTCGGACGAGTAAAAGTACACTTGAGAGCGGTCAATCACGCGGCCACACTTTTTGCAGCGTGCGCGGAAACGGGTTTCTCCGTCCTCATTGCGATAGCGCTCTACGATCTCAAATGGTCCGTCGGCTTGCAACAGCGGCGGGAGAACATAGCCGACAGCATGTGCTTCCACGATCTTGGGAAAGGGAACGAACTTCGGCGGGGCGGCGGTTATACCGCGCTTGCTGTCCGTCTTGCGCTGGCTCTCCTGTTTGGCTTTCTGGCGGCAGGCATCGGAACAGTAATACTTTTCCGGGCTGTCTGGCGGAATTTCAGCGCCGCAGACCTTACAAAATCGGTCGGTGTGGCGGATGCGCTCCTTGCGGTAGTCCTCCATATAGGCGCGGCCCTGGGCGTTATCGGCGGCTTTGACCGCCTCGGCGGCGCAGTCCGGACAATAGCGCTGGCGTGCTGACTTGACGATATACGGCTTGCCGCATACCTCGCACAAGTCGGTGGAGCCAAGAGGGCGCACGGTGCCTTTCTCGCGTTGACGGCGGTTTGCTTCGCGCTGGCGCTCGGCGCGGCAGTCCGGGCAGTACCACGCACGCGGACCACCATCAAACACCTTGCCGCACTGGCGGCAGGTGCGCGGGCGCATGGTGGACTTAATGCTTTTTGCGGCGCAATCCGGGCACTTTACCTGATCATCGTACTGCGGCAGGAAAACCCCACCGCAGGAGATGCATTTTCTGGGTGCTCTTGTTGGCATGGCATTGCCTCCCTATGCGATGATGGAGATAACAACAGGATCGGAAATAATAACCTCACCTGCGTCCTCGCCGTACTCGTAAGAGTTACCCGCGATAACGGCGATGTGGCGACCGAAATAGTCACCGTTATAGCGCGCGGAATCATCCAGCGCGTTTACCTTGATACCGCATAATCCGTTGAGTTCCTCGCCGGTGTCCTCGCCGTTGTCCCAGATGTGGGAAACGTGGTCGATCTCACCGAGCGCGAAGGGCTCTTCCTGCTTGCGGACTGCGATGCATGCGTAATCAAAATCATATTCTTCCGCGACTGCGGCGATACGGTCGCGCTGCTCTTTGGTAAGGGTCATTGTTGTTACCTCCTGTTATGTATATTGTACCGCTGATTCGGTGCGGTGACAAGCGTTTTTTATATCTTCCGCTGCGGGTGCGTGAGCCGGGCGGGAGATTAAACAATTTCAAAGCTGACACCCTCAATGAATAAGATAGTACCGTATCCGGGAAGAAATGCACAACGGCGTCCAACCCATTCCGGGTGATTACCTTGGTAATCCTGATAGGTGGATTTGTAGTCGTTGCCGATGCGGTCGTATTCTGCTTTTGTGATGCGTACCATGGTAAGTCCTTTCTGCCCTCGTGACCTCCGGGGCGGGTGTGGTTAAGATGGTTAGTCAATAGCGCAGTAGGTAAGGGCATCATAGCCCATAGCAGCAAGCGCCTTGGTCATTACCTCGGCAGCGGTCTCGCGCTTGTATGCCTGACCGGGAATGTGGAAGCAGATAACCCAACGACGGTTAAAGCACTTCCACTCAAAGCAGCCACATCCGGCCTCCTTGCAAGCCTGCTCAATCTTGGCGGACTGCCAGCGCGGGAGCAGGAGCGAGGGAGCATCTAAATTGCAGGTGCCGCCGTCCTCAACTTGTGCGGCTGCGGCTTTGCCGATCTCGTACACCTTGCGCAGATCGTCGCGGAGCTTGGCGTACTTGCCGGTAAGCGGCTTGGGTGCTGCGGGCTTGGTGTCTGTCGGGTAGGCGGTCAGCAGATCGTTAAAGTCTGCGATTGCGTCGGCTTCGGTGCGTGCCGTGCGGCTGGTGATCTCTTCCCCGTTGGGATACAGGAGCATGGTCTCGTATTTGCCCGGCGCGAGTTCGCAGGTGTCGAGGATAACGCGGCGGCCGTTGTGTTTGTACTCGGTGTGTTTGATGGTGTTCATGGTGTGTAGCCTCCTGATTACTGATTTACTGATTCCCAAAAGACTTCAAAACCGATTTCAGCGGGTTCGCCTGCTGCGCTGGATGATTTGGATTCTTTATCAATCATATCGTCGATGTGTGCTTGCTCGTACTTGTGCTGCCACGATAGCGGCTCTCCGCCTCGCCAGCCATAATCGATTACATCATACTTCCGACCTCTGTATAAGTACGTCAGAACCGGAAAACCTTCCGGAGAGTATATCTTGCCGATAAATTTTGCTTTTATCATATCGATACCGCCTTTCAAAAATGAATTTGTGGCTGCGGGGCTTTGGGATGAACCCCGCGAGAACCTTTAGCACTTGGTGAGCAAGAGGCGCTGTGCGTGGGAAAGGTCGAGTTCGTAAGCCTTGCCGCCCTCGTGCGTGAGGGTGACGGTTGCGGTGCTCGTGCGGCGCGTGCCGCTTATCTTACGTGTGCCGGTGGCGGTTGCGGTAAAGAGATCGCCGCGAGTGCCGCGGTAGGTGTCGCCGATTGCGAAAGTCTTGTTGATGATGGTCATTGTGATTACCTCCTTAAATGCGTACACCGAGCAACATGCAGATGCGGCGAGCGTCGCAGAATGTGATCCAGTTATCCTTGCTCTGGTCTGCAAGGTAAGCGGCTTTGGCTGCCTTGTAGATGGTGAGCGCTGCGGTTTTCTTCTCGGTAAGGGTCTTAGTGTTTAACATGGTGTGTACCTCCATTTTGTTTTCGGTGGTTTGTGTTTTCCTTTACTGTGACTATAGTATATCAGTTAACTGATAATGAATCAATGCACATTCTATACAAATGTCAGTTAACTTATTTGTGCAATGTGTCAGTTTACTGATATGGTCTGGATGTGCTATCATAGTAGCACAAGGAGGCTTGAAAATGGCAACACAGAAATACACAGGCACAGAGGCGCAGAAGAGAGCCAGCACCGAATATAACCGGCGGCGCGACAACATTATGCTGCGCCCGACAAAAGAGGAAGGCGCGCAGATCAGGCAGGCCGCAGCCGATGCCGGACAGAGCGTGCAAGGCTATGTACTGGGCGCTGTGCGCGTCCAGATGGACAAGGACAAGGAGGAGAAAGCGTAGTGTATGACAGAGTAGATGCAAGCAGCGGAGAGAGCCTTTGCCGTACTATGGCGGAGGAATGCGATACCGCGATCTTAGCATTTTCCACAGGTAAGGACAGCATTGCAGCATGGTTGCAGCTGAGGAAGTATTTCAAGCATGTAATCCCGTATTATTGTTACACTGTGCCGGGTCTGGAATTCGTCGAAAACAGCCTTGCGTACTATGAGGATTTTTTCGGCACTCACATTTACAGACTGCCGCACAGATCGTTGTACCGCATGCTGCGCAATCTGGTATTCCAATCGCCGGAACATGTAACCAAGATCGAGGCGCTGGACTTGCCGGGCGAAGAATATGATGATGCCGAAATTGGCGAGATTATCCGCGAATGCAAGCGCCTACCGGAATGCGTATACACTGCGACCGGTGTTAGAATGGCAGACAGTCCTATGCGGCGTATCGCCATGAAAACACATGGAGCGATCAACCACAATGCAAAGCGGTTCTATCCGGTGTTCGACTGGGTAAAATCCGACCTGCTGCGCGAATTTGATGCAAGCGGTGTTCGGCTGCCGGTAGACTATAAGCTGTTCGGCAGAACGTTCGATGGTATTGATTATCGGTTCTTGAAGCCGATCAAGGAGAATTTCCCGCGGGACTACGAGAAGATTATCACATGGTTCCCGCTGGCAGAGTTGGAGTTATTCAGGAGGGGCGAACTGTAATGGGATATTGGAACGACGACGAAGTTAAGGAAACAAAAGATGATCACATTGAATTAGAGCAGCTCGAAAGCGAGTGCCTCGATGAACTGGGAGACGTAGAAAAGAGTTTCCGTGAGCGCATGGGCGCTGAGAACAAGCGATTCCGCGATATGTGCGACACTGAATATTGGTGTTGTATCTGCTTTACCAGCAGGGCGCAGAAAGAGGAATTTCTCGCATCCCTCGAATTCGATACCGATCTAAAGTATATCGAAGGCAAGGAATTCGCGCGGGCGGTCAAGCGTCCGATTAAGACCGAAGATATGAAGTTTGCGCGAATCGGCAAAGGCTCAAAAGAATATTTGAGCAAAATCATTGGTGAATAAATATAACGGAAAGGATTATCTGCGAAAGATAGTCCTTTTTGTATATTTGAAAGGAGGTGTGAAGCATGGGGAGTGGTTATGGTAGTGGCAGACTTGCAAACCGTGGTCGTTCTGGCGGTGTGCGCCGTCGTAGCGTAGCGGTTGGCCGTCGTGCGGCTGGCGCTCGTGGCGCTCGCTCGTCCTCGACCTAAGCAAACACAACTCAACAGACAAAGCACCGAGACTTTCCCGGTGCTTTTCTATTGGGTGAAAGGAGGTTATGAAATGCCGAGAGGCAGACCGAAGAAAGTAATTGATCTTGAAGCCGTCGAAGAACTTGCCGCAGAGGGCAACACCCAAGCGGACATTGCGGACGCTCTGGACTTTGCGAGAGGAAACTTCCTGAATCGCAAGGATGTAAGGGCGGCTTATGTACGCGGCGTGTCACAGATGCGCTTGCGTTTGAGACATTGGCAGGTACAGGCGGCTAAAGGTGGAAATATACAAATGCTGATCTGGTTAGGCAGGCAGTACCTCGGGCAGAGCGATACCCCTGCGCCGATGGAAAGCGACAACGACAACGGTGTGCAGCCGCTCGTTGATATGCTGATGAAGCCTGCACCGGACAGAGACATAAAGGATTTTGAAGATGGATAATATCCCCGCACCGTTCACGAAAAAACAAGTGGATTATTTCTATAAATCCCTTCATAGCTGGTTCAACGTGGCCGAGGGCGGCAAGCGTGGCGGTAAGAACGTATTGCAAACAACGGCGTTCTGCGCTCGATTGGAAAAGCACCCGAACAGATTCCACCTCATTGCAGGCGTTTCTACTGCGTCGGCAATGCTTAATATCATCGACTGTGACGGTTACGGCATGATTAACTATTTCGGCAAGCAGAATTGCCGGGTAGGTAAGTACCAGAACCGAGACTGCATCTACGTCAAAACGCGGAACGGCGCTGAGAAGATCGTGCTTGTATCCGGTGGTCGTAAAGACGGCGACGAGAAGAACATCAAGGGCAACACTTACGGCCTTGCGTATATCACCGAGGCAAACGAGTGCCACCCTAAGTTTGTGCAGGAAGTCTTTGACCGTACCATGACGAGCGGCGACCGTGGCATTTATCACGATCTTAACCCGAAGGGCGAGAACCACCCGTACTACACAGACGTGCTCAACTTCCATATGGAGAAGCAGCGGGAGAACCCAAACTACGGTTTCAACTACGGACATTTCACCATTGCAGACAACCTTTCCGTATCGGATGAACGCTTGAAAGAAATCCTTGCGACATACGACCGCAAGAGCATCTGGTATCAGCGTGATATCCTCGGTATGCGACGTGTTGCAGAGGGTCTGGTTTATCCTATGTTCTCGACCGAACTGCACGTTACGGATGGTGAAGGTTCCGGCAATCGCTGGTTTGTGTCCTGTGACTACGGCACGATTAACCCGACCGTGTTCCAGCTTTGGCGGTTTGATGAAATGACCTGCAAATCAACTTGCGTGCGTGCGTATCGGCACGACAGCCGCAAGGAGAAGAAACAGAAAACAGATGAGGAATACTACGCCGATCTTGAAACGTTCGTTGGTGGTCAGTATATCGAGGCGATCATTATTGACCCCTCGGCTGCATCGATCAAGGAAACAATCCGCAGACACGGTAAATTCCGTGTGCGTGACGCAGACAACAGCGTGCTTGACGGTATCCGCCTGATGGGAACGCTGCTTGCTGCTGGTTATGCACAGTACAATGCAAGCTGTACCGGGGCAATCGACGAATTCGGCATGTATATGTGGGACGATAAATCCCCCGAAGATGCGGTCATCAAGGAATTCGACCATGATATGGACGCATCACGCTATTACTTCCAGACGATAGTGCGCCGAGAGGTTAGAGCAAGGGGGCTTGTGAATGTTTGAACGGTTGAAGCAGTTAATAAAGGCGGTGAGGCAAGCAATGATTCCGGCAAACAAAATTGAAGAACTGACAGGGGCGACGGCGGTCTATGATTCCACGATGCAGTCAAACATTGACCTGTGGCGACGGATGTATATGGACGATGCCGAGTGGCTCGGTCAGCACGGCAACCGGAATGTTACGTCTTGCGGTCTGCCGTCGGCTATCTGCCGAGCAGTAGCACGCCCAACCACCATTGAAAGCACCATCACTGTTGATGGCGGCGCACGAGCAGAATTCCTAAACGAAAGCCTGCGCGGTATGATTCCACACATGCGAATTGACGTTGAAAAGGGTCTCTCGGTCGGCGGTTTCTTCTACAAGCCGTTTGTATCAGAGAACCGTGTGCTTGTGGACTTTAACACAGTCGGCAGCGCGTACCCGGTCAGCGTTGACAGCAACGGAGAGATCACAGCAGCAGTATTCGCGGATACCAAGCGAGAAAAGAACCGATATTATACCAAATTGGAGTACCACGAACTGAAAAGCGGCGTGTACACCATCAAGAACAAGGCGTACAACTCCGACAAGAACGGTAGTATCGGCTCGGAAGTACCGCTGAATACTGTAGAGGACTGGGCACAGATTGCACCGGAAACGACGATTCAGAACGTAGAACGCCCGCTTTTCGGCTTTTTCAAGGTGCCGATTGCAAACAACATCGAGCCGGAAAGTCCGCTCGGTGTATCGCTTTACAGCGGCGCAGCAGTTGACCTAATCCGGCAGGCTGACCAACAGTGGGAGCGGCTCATGTGGGAATATGAAAGCGGCGAACGCCGTATCCTGATGAGTGATTCTGCGATTCCACAGCGCGTTGTAGATGAGCACGGACTATCGCACACGAACCCGCTGCTCCGTGACCGTCTGTTCCGCCGGATGCCGTTTGAAAACGTAGACTTCTATCAGGAGTTTTCACCGGAATTCCGCAACGATGCACTATACAAGGGCTTCCAAGACACCTTGAAGATGATCGAGCTGAACTGCGGCTTGTCTTTCGGAACGCTGTCCGACCCTCAGACGGTAAATGCAACTGCAACCGAGATCGTATCCAGTAAGCAGACAATGTATGTCACTGTGAGGGATACGCAGGCGGCACTGGAACACGCTCTGAACGGCCTGCTGTACGGCATGGACGTTTACGCCACGCTTTATGGCCTTGCACCTGCTGGTGATTGGGACTTGCAGTGTGATTGGGGCGACGGTGTTGTGCAGGACACCGAGAGCAAGCAGAAAGAACTTGCGGATATGCGCAATGACGTTTCTGCCGGTCTCATTCGAGGTGAGCTGTACATTGCAAAGAAGTACGGCGTAACCGAGGAAGAAGCAAGGGCAATGATGCCGAACGCGGAAAAGCTAACAGATGATGAAGAATAAGCAAACTGTTAGCAAATTGACTTTGACAATCGCATATCCCACTTTAATAAAGTGAATCCAGCGCCGCAAGGCGCTTTTTTCATGCCCGCAACGGCATTAAACTACGGAAATTGGCTATCCTGCAAGCCTAAAAGTGCAGGCAGATCGGTGACGGCGACCACCTAAAACGCCTAATCTGAAAGGAGTACACACATGAAGAAAGAAGAACTGTTAGAAATCGGTCTGACTGACGAACAGGCAGATAAGGTTTTTGCACTGAACGGCAAGGACGTTGAGAAATACAAGTCACAGGCGGCAGAAGCCAAGAAAGACGTTACCGACCTGCGCGACCAGCTCACCCAGCGCGACAAGGACATTGAGGACTTGAAGAAGAATGCGGGCGACGCGGACGACTTGAAGACCAAGCTCGACACCCTGCAGAAGAAGTACGACACCGACACCGCAGAATTCCAGAGCAAGCTCGATGCCCGCGATTATGCGGACGCAGTACGCGCCGGTATCGCCGCAAAGGGTATTAAGTTTACCTCCAAGGCGGCAGAAAAGGCATTTATCGCTGACCTGACCGCAAACAAACTGGAAATGAAGGACGGCACGCTGACCGGCTTTGACGATTACTGCAAGAAGCAGCAGGAATCCGACCCAGCGGCATTTCAGAGCGAAAAACCTGCTCCGACGTTTGCAAATCCGATTCAGAATCCCGCACCGCATGCGGTAAGTGCTGCCGGTCTGGCTGCACAGCGGTATTCCGCACAGTTCGCACCCAAGGGAAAGGAGTAAATAACCTATGGGCACTTATGTAAACAAAGTTGACGGTGCACGCAAGCCGTCTATCCTCGCAAGCGAAGTTGGTCTGATTACCAAGACCCGTCTCATTCCTGCAACCCTCGGCACCGCTGATGGCAATCGAAAGGTTGTTAAGCAGGGCACTATCTTCCCGCTGAACGACAACACCGCAGAGGGCATCGTGTTTGAGGATGTGGACGTAACCAACGGCGACCGTGTAGCTGCTGTTATTGTTGCTGGCCGTGTATATGCAAACCGCCTGCCCGCACAGCCGAGCGCGGACGATAGCTCCAAGGCTGGCGCAAAGTCCACCCTCGAAAAGAGCGGCGTTGTTTTTGTTAACGCGCCGGAAACCACCAGAGCGTAAAGGAGTAATAACCTATGGAATTTGTAGAACTGCTGAAAGAAGCTGACCTGCTGGACTTCGGTCAGAATTTCAAAATTGCACGCCCGGAGCTGTCCGGCGACCGCCTGTTCCCTGACCAGAAGACGCAGAACATCACCGCAAAGTATCTCGCTATGTCTGACAGTGCATACCTGCCGACCATGGCAACCGTGCATGCGCTCGACGCAGAGGCACAGATCGGCTCCCGCCCGACTGCAAGCATCGTAACCGTTGAGAAGCTGCTCATCAAGCGCAAGATCAACCTTTCTGAGCGTGTCCGCCTGCTCCGCAGCCACGGCGTAAGCACCAACAACGAGATTCTCGACTATATCTTTGACGATATGGCACGTCTGGCTGAGGGTGTGAAGACCCGCACTGAGGTGGCAAAGCAGGAGCTGCTTGCAACCGGCAAAATGACCATCAACGAGAACCACGTCAACACTACGATCGACTTCGGTGTTCCGACCGACCACACGAACAAGACTTTCGACTGGTCTACCGAGGCAAAGGCAAAGACCATCCTCGACGATATTCAGGGCGTGCGCGACGCTGCTATCGCAACCGGCCGTGTGCTGCGTGAAATCGTCACCAGCTCTGCTGTTCTCAGCCTGCTTGCTAAGAGCGCTGTTATCCAGAACGCGCTGTTCGGCTCTGCTTTCGCTGGTCGTCTGGCAACTCAGGACGAGATTACGAGCCTGTTCTCCCGTCTGTTCGGCATTGAGCGCATCACTGTAAACGATCAGGTTTACAACTACGAAAAGGCAGACGGCACGCTGACCACTCAGCGCTACTTCCCGAAGAACAAGATTGCGTTCCTCGCAACCATGGCAAACGGTTCGTTCGGTGCCGGTCTGTGGGGTGTAACTCCGGAAGAGGAAGCACAGGGCGCATTTACTGCTGCATCGCAGAACCAGTACATCACCATGACCCAGTGGCAGACCCCCGACCCGGTTGCAATCTGGACTAAGGCATCCGGCATGTTTATTCCGGTTCTGCCCGACCCGAACGGCCTGTACATTGCAACTGTAACCCTGCCGTCGTAAAGAAAGGAGCAATCCGCCGTGTACGCAAACTATGACTTTTACCGCACCTGTTACAAGGGTAATCTGATTGATGAGAAGGATTACGACCGCGTAGCAGGGAGAGCGGCGGATATTATCTCTTGCGCAACGCTCGGACGCTCTGACGGCGTTCTGAGTGACACTGTAATGCACCGAGTAAAACGCCTTAACTGTGCGCTGGCAGAAGTCATGCACAATCAGGAAACCGCAGAAACCGCCGTCTTTTCTACGGACGGCGGCGCGGTATCCTCTGAGAGTGTCGGCTCGTGGTCTCGCAGTTACGGCGCTAACTCTGCTATTGCTGCACAGGTGCAGAGCATTGAAGATCGGCAAAAACGACTTATCGCACAGTATTTGTGCGGTACTGGCTTACTCTATGGCGGTATCGGCTGATGAAGTATCCTATTACTCCGGAATACCTTGAAAACGCTCCTAAACCGCTTGTGAAAGCAATCCTTGCAATGGAAGATGACCTGTTGCGTGAGATTTGCTCCCGCTTCAAGTTGACCGGCGAACTGAACGAGGTAACGATAAACGACATACGCACGCTGAAAGCATACGGTCTGGATATGGATACCATCGAACGGCGTATCGCAAATCATACCAAGGCCAGCACGGAGGAAGTGCAGGATGCGCTTGACCGCGTTGTAAAGCTGAACCGCGAGTATTACGGCGAGCTGTCCGACAAGGCAGGTATTACAATGCCACTTGAAATCGTGACGGCACGAGAAATTGAACTGATTCGCAAGCAAATGCTCGATGAGTACCGCAACATTACCCGTTCTTTGGGTTTTGCTGTGCAGATGAACGGCGAAATCGTGTTCCGCCCTATTGCTAAAGCCTATCAGGCTGTGCTTGATAAGGCAGAAATGAAAGTGTACTCCGGCGGCTTTACGGTGCAGCAGGCACTTGAAGATGCTGTACGGGAACTGGCTGACAGCGGTATTCGCACGGTTGATTATGCGTCCGGTTGGATGAACCATGCAGACGTTGCGGCGCGGCGTGCGTTGATTACTGGACTAAACCAAGTTACGCAAAAGTTTTCTGAACGCGCTATGGAAGTGCTTGAAACTGATTTAGTCGAAGTAACAGCGCACCGAGGGGCACGAGACAAAGACGGGCCTATGGGATGGGAAAATCACAAGAAGTGGCAGGGGCGTTGTTTTAAGTGGAAAAAATAACACCGGCGTTTTATTCGCCGATGTTAAATCCCCAGTATTTCAATTCTGCTTCTTTGCGAGCCTTTGCGGCATCCTCTAACGAATAGAAAGTGCCTAAAAGCACCTTTCCGTTATCGGATGAGATAGACGCGCGATAGACAATGCTACCATCTTTTCGCTTTCTGATAGCAACGCCTGCAACGCCGGTAGTGTTATTTTTTCGTGCCTTTCGGTTGCGAGAATTTACTTTGTGCGAAACCCATCGGCAATTAGAAGGAGAATATGCTTTATCTCCATCTATCCGATCAATTTCAAGCCCTTTTTCGTATCCGTTTTCAAGCGCCCAACGCGCAAACGTATCGAAATCATCCCATTCCTCGGCATATCCGATTCCTTTTTCTTTATAATATTCGGAATTTGTGCATTTGCCGGCGCAACGCCGCCGCATTTCCGACCATGTGTGATAAAGACGATTGGAATGCTTTCGGAGAAAGTTTGGATTTCGCACAACTCCGTCAGCACATTTTCTGCACGAAGAAGAACCGTGCCTGAGTGCAGGCAAAGAAATGCTTTGAACGGTTCCGCAGTCACAAACGCATATCCATCTGGTGGGATGAAAATGCTCTGTAGTATCGCGTTCACGAACATACCAATGTCCAAAACGCATACCTGTTAAATCGTGCAATTTGCTTCCCATTATATCACCTCTATCTCATTATATCATATTTTAGAGGAAAGGGAAAGAATAATGTATTCCATTTGCACCTTTAGGGAAAGGAGGTGGTGAAGTGTCAGTTTATCCAGATTTCATAAAGTCAACCGGATACGGAACAGTAACCGGACTATGCGGAGCAAACTGTCGATAGCGACATCATTTTCATCCGTTTTTGGAGGGTGTTTCTGAGCGCGTCTATACGGACGATGAACTAAAGAACATCGACCCGCCGCCGTTTGAGTATCAGGGCAAGACTTACACCGCCTACGAAGCGACGCAGATGCAGCGCAAGTTGGAAACAGCTATGCGGAAGCAGACACGGCGCAGGATGGCGTTTGAAGCTGCTGGGGATACCGAGCAAGCCGACAATGCAAAGATACGTCTGCAAGCGCTAAAGCGCGAATACAAGGCGTTTTCCGAAGCGGCAGAATTGCCGACACAGTTTGAAAGGGCAAAGGTGACAGCATGAAATTACCGCACACTGTGACGATCTTTCAGCCGTCCGGCCGAACAGTGCTTACAGGCGTGTTGCTGGAAAGCACCAGAGGAACAGCGGCAACGAAAACCGCACTCAACAGCGCGGATTCTGTCACGCTGCATATCCCTCTGCCGTGCGAACTTACGCTATCGTCTGAAAAGGACTATTTCGCCCGTGGTGACGTTCCGGACGAGGGCAGTTACCAGAAATGCCGTGAGAAGCACGAGACATACCGGGTGACAAGCGTTTCGCGCTATGACTACGGCCTGTTGCAGCATTTGGAGGTGGGTGGACGATGATTCACTATTCTCTGAATCTGAAAGTGCCGAAAAACGTACTGGAAAAGCGCGTCGTAAAGGCTAACAAGTGGCTTTGTGAGGAAATCATCAAGGACACCGATCAGTTTGTTCCCGCGCGAACCGGAGCGCTGGCAATGAATGTGCACCGGCAGGGGAATACCATCGTGTACGCCTCTCCCTATGCACGATTCCAGTATTACGGCAAGGTGATGATTGACCCGGCAACCGGCAGCACGTTTGCACCCAAAGGCACACGCAAGGCGTTGACAGATCGAAACCTCAAATACAGCAAGGGAATGCACAAGAATGCGCGCTCTCACTGGTTCAAGGCAAGCAAGGCGTTGAATGAAACGCGCTGGATGGAAGGAGTGCGCAAGATTTTGACCGATGAGTGAGAAATTGAACACGGTAACAGCTCGTGAACAAGACGGTGTTTCACGGGCTGTTCTTTTATGGCTGAAAGGCTATGCTCCCGAAATCGAGTTTGAATATCTCCCGCCGGAACGGTCAGGCATGATGCTTACCAGTGTACAGAGCGCGTATAAAACCGCACAGTACATTGACGGCGGATATGCTGCACAGTACCCGTTCGGCGTGATGTATCGCGCCCTGCCGACCGACAGCGAGGAACGTCTCGACGTTGAATCCTTGCTGAATGAGCTGGGAGCATGGGCGGAAGAAAACCCGCCTGATCTCGGCGAGGGAATGACCGTCACATCTGTTGAGCGAACGACCCCTGCGGGGCTTATCGCTCGATACGAAGATTTAACTGAGGATTACCAAATCCTCTTAACCATTAACTATGAAGTTGAGGTGTAAAAATGGCAACTGAAAAGATTAAACGTCCTCTGATTGCACACTTTCTGGATACGTCCGACAAGATGGGCGAGTATTCGGATGCAAAGTGGGCACGAATCGGCAAGAATGTAACCGAAGCATCTACGGACTACGGTGCACAGACTGAGACCGAGCAGGATATTATCTCTGATTCTGCAACTACTGAGATTACCGGCTATCAGCCGACCATGAGCGTTTCTCAGCAGTGCACCAAGGGCGACGGTGTGTTTGAGTTTATCGACAAGAAGCGTCGCGCTCGTGCTACTCTGGCAGATTCTCACGCATGGCTGCTGAACGTGGACATGTGGAATGCTACCAGTGATAGTGACACTGCGACTTATGTTGCAGAAGTACAGGAAGTATCTGTACAGGTTGATACCTACGGCGGTGCAGGCGGCGAATCCCCGACGCTGGAATATACGCTGAACTATGTAGGCGACCCGATTCCGGGCACTGTTAAGATCACCGGCGGCGCACCGGTATTCACTGCGAACGTATCCGTATAAGGAGGTAACGAGGAATGGATAGTATCCGCGTAAACAGCGGCGTAAAGGTTATTGAAGTCAACGACAAGGGAGAGACGATCTCCCTTCCGCTGTCTGATGATAGCTTTGTCAAAGGCTTTTTCGACCTGCTGAATGAAATCAAAGACAAGGCAACGGCTATTTCTGAGAAGAAAGGCGACGTTCTGGACACTCTGGACGATATCGTAGCGTTTGACAAAGACGTTAGGGACAAAATCGACGCGCTGATTGGCGAAAATACTTGCGCGAAGGTGTTTGGCGCGGTTCTTCCGTCCTCCGACCAGTTCCTTGATTTCTTCGCACAGCTTACCCCCATCATTGACAGCCACGTTGAGAAGCGTGCAGCAAACATGAGCAAGTACAGCGCGGAGCGTGTCGGCAGTGTTTAACATGCTGCTCGACCGCCTGCCAAGCTCTTACAAGGGGTATCTAATTCGCACGGATTACAGAATCGGCATTCAGATTTCCCTTGCACTGGACGACCCGAATTTAAGCGATAATGACCGTGTATGGGTGGCATTATCCTTGCTTTACGGAGCAGGGATGCCACCCATTGACATTGCACTGGAAGGTTTGCAGTGGTTTATTCGCTGTGGCGACGATAGAGAGATTGAACCCGGCGGCAAACGCATGATGTGGTTCGATTTCGATTCTGCACGGTTGTACGCATCGTTCCGGCAGACGTTTGGCATTGAGCTGCACAAGGTCAATCTGCACTGGTTTGAGTTTATGGCAATGATGGAAAGCCTTAACGAAGATTCGGCAATGTCTCATGCCCTGCAAATCAGAGGCACGGACACAAGCAAAATGAAGGGGAAACAGAAACAGGAATACGAACGTCTCAAACGTAATTTAACCCCTGCACCCGCACTTTCCGAAGAAGAAAAGGAAGCTATTGACGCTTTTTGGGCGCAGATCAATTAGAAAGGCGGTGAATAAATGGCGGATGGCTCTATCAGAATCGACGCTACTGTAAGCGACGAACAAGCGAAAAAGCAGATTGCACAAATGACGAAAGACATTGAAAAGCAATCAGCCGCCGTAGATAAACAAGCCGCAAAGGTACAAAAACTTGCTGAACAGTGGAACAAGGTAGCCGCTGGCGGCACGAAGGGCATTAAAATGCAAGCCGACCTTGCAGCAACGGAGAAAGAAGCCGCACGTCTGGCTGCTCGGTTGGATGAAGTAAACGCTGAGATTGAAAAGGCTCAGAGCGATTACAACACCAAACTGAAACAGGCGGCAACGGGCGCAATCCCACAGGAGGAATTCTCGGAATCGGCGCAAAAGCTGAATTCGCTTGTTGCTGAATCGGATAAATTGGGCGAAGCTCTGCGAAACGCAGATGATAAAGCGGCACAACTGAAACAACAGCTTGCCGAGATCAAGCAATCGTCCACGATGAGCAGCGCCGGTCAGAATGTACGGCAAAGCCTTGCCAATGAGACCACGCAGTTAGAGAACATGAAGGCCGGGCTGAAACAGTCCAAGTCGGAAATGAATGACTTCGTAAGTCAGACAAATTCCAAAATGGCTAAGCTGAAACGAGTTATTGCGAGTTTAGGCGCTGGCTTGAAAACGTCTGTCGGAAGTCTGCAAAATTTTCTCGGCGGCAAATTGGGCGCAGCGATTGACAAGCTCAAAGCCAAATTCGCCAATTTCGGACGTTCCAGCCAAAAATCTATGAAGAAAGCAACGGGCGGCGTGCAGTCGTTCGGTGTACGTCTGCGTTCTATCGTTGCGGGCGCGTTGTTCTTCAACTTGATTTCCAAAGCGCTTACGGCAATGGCTGACCGTTTGGGCAAGGCTCTGCTTGCGAACCAAACGTTTGCAAAGTCGTTCGGACAGGTGAAAAGCAACCTGCTGACGGCGTTTCAGCCTATCTATGAATCTATCATCCCATGGCTGAATAAGCTGATGCAGGCTCTTGCACAGGTAACGGCACAGATGGCGCAGTTTATCGCGTCTGTGTTCGGTACGACCGCACAGCAGGCACAGGAAAATGCAAAGGAACTGAACAAGCAAACGGATGCACTGGATTCCACGGCATCGTCTGCGAAGAAAGCTGAAAAGGCTCTTGCATCGTTCGATACAGTCCAGAAATTAAGCAATAACAGCAGTAACACGACCGACCCGAGCGCACCTAAGTTTGATACGGATTATTCCGCAGCAAAAAATCAGACACCGCAATGGCTCACTGACTTCTGGAAAGTATTTCAGGATTCGTGGGCGCAGTACGGACAGCAGACCATTGAAAGCGCAAAGAACGCTCTTTCTGCGCTGAAAGACATGGTTTCCGCTATCGGTCAAGCGTTTATGGCAATTTGGACGAACGGAACCGGACTTGAAACGCTTAACAACATTCAACTGCTGCTACAAACCATCTTCAATCTGATTGCCGCCATTGCAACGGCGTTTACCAATGCGTGGAACACGAACAACACAGGCGAACAGATGTTGCAAGCAATTATGAACTTGCTGAATACGATAATTCAGATTATCACATCTATTGGGCAGGCGTTCATTGCAGCATGGAACGATGGTAACGCGGGACAAATCATGCTGCAAAGCATTATGACCCTCATTACCACGGTGGTTCAGGCAATTAGCGCAATCGGTCAAGCGTTTTTAGCTGCGTGGAATGATGGTAATGCCGGACAAACGATGATAAACACCTTGATACAAATGATTACGGCGGTTGTAAACCTCGTTAATTCTATCGGTCAAGCGTTTATTGCGGCGTGGTCTGACGCAGGATTAGGCGAAAGCATCTTCTCGAATATTCTTTCCATCATCACGAATATTGAGAATGCGATAAAATCACTGGCTGAAAACCTGCAATCTGCGTGGGAATACAACGGGAATGGCGTAGCTGTTTGGGAGAGCATCCTCAAAATCATTGATGATGTATTAGCCGGAATTGATAAAATGTCACAGGCAACGGCGGATTGGGCAAGTGGTTTGAATTTTGAACCTCTTGTCACGGCATTTAACAATTTCATGGCAGCGCTCGAACCGGTTGTAGACCTGATTATGAACGGCCTTGCATGGGCATGGGAGAACGTTTTACTTCCGCTTGCGAGCTGGACTATCGAAGAAGCCGCTCCGGCAGTTCTCAATCTTCTTGCAGCGGCGTTACAGGCAGTATATAAGGTAGTATCTGCGCTGGCTCCGATTCTGCAAACGATTTGGAGCATTATCAAACCTATCGTTCAGTTCATCGGTTTTTCTGTTATTTCTATTATCAAGGGACTGACAGATACCATTACGAAACTGGGCGACGCTCTTTCTTTTGTCATCAACCTGATTAGCAAAATCGGAAGTGGCATTGGAAGTGGTATTTCGTCGCTTGTTGGCGCATTGGGTGGCGGATTAAGCGCATTTTCACTGGATTCTCCTACTGCTGCGTATGAACTTGATATCCCCGCCCTTGCAAACGGCGCGGTTATCAGTCCGAACAGTGAATTTCTCGCTCTGCTGGGCGATCAGAAAAGCGGAGTGAACGTGGAAACCCCGCTGTCTACCATGATTGATGCGTTTAACGCGGCACTGGACGCACGCGGCGGCACGGGCAACAGCAGTCAACCTATCGAGCTTTACATCGACGGCGCGAAGTTTGCACGCATTACCGGTCCATACAACAGCGGCGAAACGCGGCGGCGCGGCGTGAGCCTTGTAACAGGAGGTGCATAAATGGAACTTACCGTAGACGGCAAGAAGTACAACGTCCTTGTTACAGGACTTACCCGTAAATTTCAAGTGCTCGACGGCGAGAACGCAGAGCGAACGCTCAGCGGCGCAATGATTCGTGATATTATCGGTACGTTTTACAACTACGAGATTACGATTCTTCCCGCAGTTGGCAAGTACGGCGACTACGATGCGCTGTACGAGGTTCTGAGTGCACCGCAGGACAGTCACAGAATTGTTGTTCCGTATGCACAGAGCACGCTTACGTTTAACGCATATGTTACTGCCGAACAAGACAATCTCATCCGCAAGAAACCTGGAGAATCATACTGGACGGGACTTTCCGTTCAGTTTATCGCAATGGCACCGCAAAGGACGTGACACATGGGAACAAATACAATCACATATCTTGACCGCACGTTCGATGCGCACGATGTAATCAGCGGAAATGCGTATTATGCGCGTCCGCTGAACAGTGCCTCGCTGGAAATCGACACGTTTTCCTTTGATGTGCAGTCGGATGATACCAGTTTAACGGAGTTTATCCGTAACACCCCACTGACTTTCTACCATGATGGAAATCAGATGGGGATTTTTTATGTGCAGACAATCTCTCGCACCTCTATCAACACTTACCACTTTACCTGCACCTCGACCGTTGGCTTGTTGGATGAAACCTACCACGACGGCGGTATCTATACCGGCGAAACCGTGCGCGAAGTTTGTACGGACATTTGCTCACCGCTGACCTGTTATGTGAAGTCCAACATTGCCAACATCAAGCTGTACGGATGGTTGCCTATTGCAACACGGCGCGAAAACCTTGCGCAAGTGCTGTTTGCTGTCGGCGCAACGCTGAAAGTGGACTATAACGGTGCAATCCGCATTGAGGGCTTGTGGGACGGACAGTCGAGCGAAATCACCGCAAGCGAAATGTACGCAGGCGGCTCGGTAGAATATGCAACGCCGGTTACAGAGGTTATCGTAACCGAGCACGCCTATTCGCAGAGTCCGACAGAAGTCACTAAACTTTTCAACGGAACGACTGCGGAAGACGATAAAATTACGTTTAATTCCCCCTGCTATGATCTCGAAGCCACAGGCTTTGAAATCAAGGAAAGCGGCGCGAACTACGCTATCGTTACCGCCGGTTCCGGTGTGCTGAATGGAAAGAAGTATACTCATGTTACTCGACAGGTAACGCGGCAAATCACTCCTAAGACGCGATCGCTTGTGAAACAATCAGGTAACGCCATAAAGGTAGAGAAAGCAACTCTTGTATCACTTGTTAATGCAAATGCTATCGCGGAACGCCTTGCAGAGTATTACAGCCACAATGAGCGCATCAACAACAAAATCGTTATCAAGCGCGAAACCCCCGGCGATGTGGTGCAGATTTCGCACCCTTACGGCGGTGAAGTGACCGGCTGCATTGAAAGCACAGACGTGACCGTGTCCGGAAGACTGGCAGCACAGGAAAGCGTATTAGTTGGCTATAAGCCACAGAATATTGGCGAACAGGAGTATTACGATACGGTTGAGGTTCTGACCAAAGACGGAACGTGGACTGTGCCGGAAAGTGTTAAATCGCTGAGAGTTATATTGATTGGCGGAGGTCAAGGCGGAAACGAAGGAAAAGCTGGTGAAAATGCTGATACCAATTCCGGTATGCAATCAGGAACAAATGGAGCGCTCGGAGGTGAAGGCGGCGCTGGTGGAATGGGAGGAAACATCCTCCAAAAAACGCTTGAAGTATCCTCCGGGCAAACATTTCGTGTTGCTATTGGTGCTGGTGGAAAAGGCGCTACCTATAATCCTGATGAAGATTCAACGGGTGCAGCAGGAGAAAATTCGACGTTCGGAGAATTGACTTCCGCAGACGGAAGCGCGGCGATTGCTGGTTTTTTTGATTTGACCAGTGGATTAACATACGGCAAACAAGGCGACAAAGGTTATTCTGGTGCAACCGGTGGCAACGGTGGCAAGTATAATGAAACGGGAAAAAACGGAGGCGCGGTTCAAACGTTTGCTGGTGGAGAAAGTGTTGCTCCGTCAACCAAAAGAGGAGGAAGAAAAGAGACATATTATGAAAAGTCGGGTTCTTCCAGTGGAGGTTCCGAAACACGGAATGTATTTGAAAGCGACCATGGTCCGATTGTATCGGGCACTACCAGCTATAGCTTTTCACGTGCTAACGGATACCGAGAGTCGGGATCGTGGGAATCTTATCATTGGGATGATCTAAAAAAAGGTGTGACAAGCGCAACCGTTTACCATTCAACATCTCCTACGAAAATGTATCAAGAGTCTTTTAGGCTTGTCGGCCACAGCGGCAATATGTATACGGTTTCTATAACTACCACAATATTTTCTGCGGCGATAAAAACAAACGATACAAGATATGTCAAGAATTACGGTGGCGGCGGTGGCGGCGGCGCTGCATTTGGAGAAAATGGTATAGATGCTGCTGAATATGGTGTCGGTGGACAAGGAGCTAATGCGCTTGCACCGGTCGAACCAACCGTTCCGGGGCAAGGTGGCGCAGGCGGAAATGGTGGCGGCGGTGGCGGCGGCGCTGGTGGCTTTTTAATGCAGACGGGTTCTGACGCATCAGCAACGTATGATGATGTTTCCGGCGGTACTGGCGGCGCTGGCTCCAATGGCGGAGACGGTGCACCGGGTTGCGTCCTTATTTATTATCGCCTGCCTAAAGCGCTTTCTGCTACCGGTGCAGTCCGCGACAAAAACGGCAAAATCATTTCAGACAAATACGGAAGGAGGTTGGTTGTTTAATGGCTGATACTTACTACACAAGCCGATACGGCGGTGAGGACATTGATAATGCAGTCGATAAAGTAAACGACACCTCGGCCGGAAACGATGCACTCAAAGCGGCATTAGACGCGCTGACTGCGCGTGTCGCGGCATTGGAGGGCAAGAACACATGATCTATTTCAACAACTGGGAGCTGACCACAGATTGTGAAGTGCTTGCCCGCCAGCATGATAATCTGACGCGCTCCATCACAGTTACAGGCGATCTCCCGCCTGACTGGACGTGGGAAATGTATGTGTCAGCAGGTGGGAACATGGATATCCTGCCGATGCAGCAGGACGAAACCGGAATCTCGGTGTTGCTGACCGCGCAGAACCTTCCCGTTGCAGGTGAATATGCTTTCGAGCTGCACGGCAAGCAAGGCGAGAAAACGCGCAGCACAAACAGGATTCATGTATACATCCCGCCTACGATGAGCGGTGACGCACACTGGCCGGAAATTCCGACAGCGTTTACCGCATTGGAAAAGCGTATGCAGCAGCTTGCCAACACTTACCCGACCATTGGCGATAACGGCAACTGGGTAATTGCGGGCAAGGACACGGGCGTAAGCGCGAAGGGCTTAACTCCGTTCATCGGAGACAACGGTAACTGGTGGATTGGCGAAGAAGATACCGGTGTACCTGCATCGGGCGGTGGGCATGGCAACGTGTTTTCAAATGATGTTTCCGCTATTCGCGTCTTGACCCGTGCAGAGTATGACGCAATCGAAAAGCATGATGAAACTGTGCTTTATCTGATAACGGGGTGACGGAATGTATATCGGAGACAAAAGCATTATCGCGTATTTTTTAGGAAAGATGGGAATTTACGAGGCGTATTTGGGCGAGGAATTGCTCTATCGCCGCAAGAGTTCCTACCTTTACCTTGAATTAAACACAAAAGGAGTGTAAAACATGGCATCTTTCTTTAACTTAACACTGGACACGACCGCTCCTGCCGGGCTTACCCTCAAACTGAACAACGGCGCACAGTACACCACAAGCGCCACAGTCACGGCGGCAATCGCGGTAAGCGACACGTCAACGACCGGCTATCAGATGAAAATCTGGGGCGTTTCCGGTGCAGCGACTGAAGCTGACGCTTCGTGGGGTTCGTTTGCAAAGAGCAAGTCGCTCACGCTGCCGACGGGTGACGGTCTGAAAACCGTTCATATCAAGGTGCGCGATGATGTAGGCAACGAAACCGCAGCGGTATCCGCAACTATCACGCTGAACACCGCCGTTCCGGTTGTTACTATCACCGGCCCGGACAAGACGAAGATTTCCAAGGTTGCCTCGTTCAACACTTCGGCATTCTCGTTTACATCTGACGTTGATTTCGAGGAATACAAGATTAAGGTTGTTCCGAGCGAATCCAGCCTTGAATCTGCCGGTACGCAGATTCCGACTACTGCAGGTTCGACCAACACCAGCGGCAAGACTGGCGGCTACAAGGCGCAGACCGCAATCAATGTTACGATCAACGGCGCTGACCTTGAAACTGCTTCGGCGGGTGATGGTGTGAAGATTATCAAGGTGTTTGTAAAGAATGCCGCCGGTACTTGGAGCGTGGCGTAAATGGCAGCTCCGAATCTTACTTTTTCCATCACGGGAGAGAGGATTTCGGCGGTTTCTGGCTTCGACAAGGTGATTGTTGCGTTTCAGTCGGACATTCCGTACAAGGCATTTGAATGTCGCGCTACGATGTACGGCGAGGAATGGGGCAGAGGGAGAGGGACGCTTATTGCGTCTTTCTCTCAGACCCCTGCCGCAACACAACGACAGTTTGAAGTCTATGACGATTTCTTGCTTTCCGGTGATGGCACTTACCGCATTTCCCTCTACGCACAGGGTATGGATGGCAGTTGGAACGACAACTGGGGCTTTATTCCGTCTGACAGCAACGAAACCATGCTTGACGCGGACGGAAACGAATTTCTTTGCATGAAGGAGTGATGGCATGGCTTACAATTCTTCACATACCGGCGCACAGATTGATTCTGCGGTCGGTAAGGTAATCGAAAAGGAATCTATATGGGACGGCAAGCAGGCGGGTATCAAGGCGCACAAGGTTACTCTGACAGTTGCGGGTTGGAACAGCTCGACAAAACAGCAGACGGTTGCGGTTGCTGACGTTGTAGCCGATGAAACGGCACAGCTTATCCTTCCGATGCCTGCGGCGGCAAGCATGACGGCGTACAACGATGCGGGTATCCAGTGTACCGCACAGGCGGCAGGCAAACTGACGTTTACGGCGGATACCGTGCCGACGGTGGCTATCGACGTGTATGTGACCATTACTCCGGTTAGCTTTTCGTGAGGTATCCAGATGATTTATAATTTTCCGAAGCACCAAGACACAAAAGAGACATGGGTGATAGACGAGAATGCCGATTTAACATTCATATACGACCTCGGCAGGAAATTTGATATCCCTTTTGTGAGCAAGGGACAGAATTTTAATCAAATCTCTGTCACAAGGCAACGTCAGGTGCTGTTATTACACTATGATAATGTTTTCGCAGCTGGTAGTGAACCGGGTGGGACATACATTGTCATGTGGGGAGACGATGCTTATCGCACAATCACTTTTTTGGAACCACCGACGGACGATTTGAGGGAATGGCTGATAAAGAACGGCGTGAAGCAATAAGGAGGCAACAATATGCACAAATTTAACATGTTAAAGTACGGGGGGGGGGCAGCACTTAACGCTGCTTCGTCGCATTGCACAAAAGGCGGTGCGGTATGATACTCAATCGGACTGCCGGAGGGCAGAAGAAGTACAAAATCACGGACAATTCAAATTCTGGTTTCCCGGAATCAGCGTATGCGGGAGAAATCGTATTCGCAACGGTGGATTCTTATTATGTAAAAGTAGTCGGGACAAGCAAACGCTATATCCCTGTCGATACAAAATCCTATATTTTAGCAGACAGCGATGTCTCTACTTATGCAGGATCGCAAGAACCTTATGGTTTCGTCATGCCTGCGGAGGATGTAACCATCTCGCATTCTTAATGCTTCGATTAAAGAGCATGGCGGTATGGAATGGCCAACCTATGATGAAATCATTAGCACATGGAACAAGGAAAAAATCTCCTTAACGAGCGGTACATCTGTTCGTATGCCGAACAATGTCAGTGTTTTTGCATTTTGTGGCGAATACCGCGGTCCGCACTTCTATTTGATTCCAGCATCTCAAGTATCTGATGGGGGAAAAACCTTGACTATCCCATTTACCGATGATGCTTATTCGGATTATTTGTTTGGTATGATGTATTTCTATAACGAAGGGCGTTTTATTGACATTAACTTTACATTTGAGGATGGTAGCACCACCGCAGCATCGGGCGGATTTTTCTGTGCCCCGTATGTTTACTATAAGACTGAGTGAAAACAGCAGGGATTTTACATTTACGATAGGCCGCAAGGCCGGAAAGGACAACATTATGTATCCCAACAACATCTACATCAAGAACTACGCAGAGGTAAACAAGTACAAGGGCGACATCGGCGTGCAGCTCGACCAGTACGACAACGATCACCAGTACAAGCACTGGCGCTCGGTGCAGACCGGCGTGCCGGAGCTGCTGAGCGTGGAGGATAAGCGCCTGCTGGGGATTTGATTATGCCGACGGAAGTTATATGCACCATTATCACGGGTGTTGCCGGAATTATCTGCGCTGCTATGGCGGCGCAGTCCAGCAAGCGCGATAAGAGAGCGAAGGAAGAAGCGGAGCGGGTAAACCGGAGGGCGGAACAACGAGCCAAAGAGGGACGCTTGCAGCTTGCAATGATTAACGCAAACTGTCAGCTTACCGTTGGTGTAGCAATGGCATTAAAGCGCGGTCGCTGCAACGGCGAGGTAGAGACAGGACTTGCGGCTATTGAAAAGACAACGAAGGAATACGAGCAGTTCTTAGAAGGGATTGCTATAGACCATATTGCGAGGTGAGAGTATGAAGGTAAATATCCCTGTACGAATGAAGAACCCGTGGTTTTGGGTTGGCGTGGTGTCCGTAGCGATTACGGCGATTGGCGTTGACCCGCAGACATTTACGAGTTGGGCGGCTGTGTGGGACGGCATTGTTTCGGTGCTGTCTAATCCGGTGCAGCTCTGCACCATGTGTCTTGCGGTGCTAAGCGTGTTCATTGACCCGACGACGGCGGGCATTACGGATTCCAAAACGGCGCTGACCTACACCGTACCGAAAAAGAAGGGTGAGTAAATGAGTATTCCATTTAAGCAGTGTAATGAACGAAACTACCGCAAGGGCAGAGAGTTCCCAATCAACTGGATTTGCCTGCACTTTACGTCCGGCAACGGCGATACGGCACAGAATAACGCGGATTATTTCGCGCGTGAGGGCGGTTTGAACGCAAGCGCACATTATTTCGTGGATACGGAAATAATCATGCAGAGCGTAAAGGACGGCGACACGGCATGGCATTGCGGCAGGGAACGCGGCGGAAGCTATTACAACGACTGCCGGAACGCTAATTCTATCGGCATTGAGATGTGCAGCGTTATCCGGAATGGCGTGTACGTTATCCCGGAAGAGACCATGAAGCGTGCCGCAAAGCTGACCCGTGCGCTGATGGCAAAGTACCATGTACCGGTATCGCGCGTGTGCCGTCACTATGATGTGACGAGAAAAAATTGTCCCGAACCGTGGATTCGCAATCCTCAGTTGTGGGAGAAGTTCAAAACCATGCTGACAGAGAAAGAGGTTGAAGATATGACGGAAGCACAGACCCGCGCAATCGCAAAGCAGGAGATCAACAAAGCGGAAAGCGCAAAGAAAGTATACAACAGCGTTGCCGAATGCCCGGCGTGGGCGAAAGACACCGTGCAGAAGTTGGTGAACAAGGGCTTTTTGCAGGGCGACGATCAGGGCAAGCTGGCACTGACGACCGACCTGCTGCGCCTGCTGGTTATCAACGACCGTGCACACCTTTACGGCTAAGTTGCGGACGGACATAAAATATGGTATAATTCTATCAGGATTGAAAAAACTCATTGTTCCTGCGCTCCCCGAAGCCTTATGAACCTACATAGGGTATAGACGTAGAGGACGTGGGACGGTGTGTTTTTATAGGGTGCGAAGCGCGAAAGTGTGTCGCACCCGATTTTTTTATACAAGGGGAAAGATATGCGGTGACACCATAACGAGGGGATACCGCATGAAATTAACGGAATTTACAAGGCCGGAGGTGGAATACTTCCGGCGTGAGTGCAATTTTACACCAGAAGAACGCGCCGTGTTTGATCTGCGAACATCGGCGCGCTCTATTACTCAGATTTGCATGACGCTGCACATGAGCGAAAGCACGGTGCATCGTCGGTTGAATAGCATCAAATGCAAAATGCTGCGCGTGCTGTGACAGCAAGTTGACAGATTTGTGACAGGTTTTCACGCCCGGCAGACCTTATACTTTCAGTATAAGGAAGTGATCGCATGAGTTACGAACAGAGACTTGAACGCATGGGGTATGACCCTGAGTGCGCTCGTCGCATTGTAGCGGTTTATCGCAACGCAGGCAATACAGATTGCTTAGAGGAGTATATATCCTACAAAGAGGCGGTAAGTAAATCCATCAGCGAACACGTTACGGAGGTGTTAGGCTAATGGCATATCCTTATGGTTACACTGGCTACACGCCGCAGTATCAACAGCAGTACCCGCAGCAGCCAATGCAGACACCAATGCAACAGCAGGTACAATCTCCACAGCACATTGTACGACCTGTGGCAAGCGTGGAGGAAGCACGCGCGGTACAGACGGACTTTTCCGGTGCGCTTACTATCATGCCGGACACGGCGCACGGCTATATCTACACAAAGCAGCTCAACCTTCAAACCGGCTGCGCGGATTTCGCGGCATACAGCCGGGTGCAGATGCAGGAAACAAATAAACCCTCGGAAACGGATTTGTCAATGTTCGTTCCGAGAAGCGAGTTTGACGAGCTGAAAGCACGGTTCAACACGCTGTGCGACAAGTTGGGAGGGAGCGAGGCATGATGAGCATAATTCAGCTGATGCAGCTGATGCAGCACGGCGGGACCCCGACGGTGCTTTTGCAGCAGATGACAGGCAACACTCCGATGGTGAATCAGCTTATGCAGAGCATACAGGGGAAAAGTCCGGATGCACTGCGGCAGATGGCGATGAACATCGCCAAAGAACGGGGGATTGACCTCGAACAGTTTGCGCAGCAGTTCGGCATGAAGATCAAGTAATTACTTTCTGGTCGGAGTAGATACGGCTTTTTCTGGTGACCAACCGTTGCGAATGCGAGAATAAACCGCACGGCGACTGATGCCAAAATGCTTGCACCAATCGCTGATGTTTTTTGTTTCTCCGTTTAGAGTTATCATAACATGGTCTTTATGCAGCGGTTCAGTGAGTGCTTGTTTGAATGACATTCCATTTTTCATTCTAGCGCGAACAGAAGCAGGGGAAATGTTGTATCTTTCACACCAATAAGAAAACGGCATGGTTACATCGTCGATGGTTTCAAAACGTGTTGATGAACGATTGTTGCTTTGCTCACGCATGGAGACCCATCGACAGTTGTCCGGCGAATAACCCTTGTCGTTATCTATACGATCAAGAGTAAGCGATGATTTGCAACCGACAGTACCAGTTGCCCAATCAATAAAATTTTGTGGATTATGCCACTCCTGGCATACGGTTATACCTCTTTTACCATAACGATGGAAATTATGATTGCTTTCGTTATAGCAACGCTGCATCATCGACCACCATGTATGGTAAAACGGATTTCCGTTACATCCATGAGTTAGAGAAGTCTTGCCTTTAATGCAACCACAAGATTTGCGATGGCCAGACAAAACACGCGACGGAATATCGCTAAAGTAGTTCCCGCAATCACATTGAAAAATCCATCGAGAGGCGTTAAAGTGAGTGGTTGAAGTATCTATTCCCACCACTTTCACATGGTTGATGTGCTCACCCAAGTGATTTTGTATGTTCTTTTTCATATAATCGTCCTCCGGTTTGGTACTACTAATATTATATCACGATTTCAGTTTTCCGCTCTTGATAAAAACGGATAAAAGCGCACAAAACGAAGTAGCGCGCATTTCGTTTTGCATAAATCAAGAAAAGGAGAATTTACAATGAGTGATGACTCTATGGCTCTGGGCTATGCACTGGGGCAGGACAGCAACAACGGCGGCGGCAATGACGGCATGTGGGGCGGCAACGGCTCGTGGATTTTTGCGTTTCTGATCATCGCGCTGATCTTCGGCGGCAACGGCTGGGGCTTCGGCGGTAACAACGGTGCAGGCTATCAGGGTGCAGTAACTCGCAGCGACCTGTGCAGCGAGTTCAACTTCAACAACCTGTCTCGTTCCGTTCTCGGCATTCAGAACGGCCTGTGCGACGGCTTTTACAGCACGAACAACGGCATGCTCACCGGCTTCAACACGCTCGGCAACAATGTGTCTAACGGCTTCCACGGCGTAGACAACGCGATTTGTCAGCTCGGCTACCAGACGGCACAGCTTGCAAACAACACGGTTCAGAACATGAACACCGGTTTTAACGGCGTGACCGCCGGTCTGACGGCACTCGGCACGCAGATGTCCGGCTGCTGCTGCGACACCCAGAGACAGATGGAACGCGGTTTCTGCGACATCAACTACAATGCCGCTACCAACGCACGCGACATTATCCAGACGGCGCACAACGACACCGACCGCATTATTGCGCGCCTTGACCAGATGGAGAACACCCGTCAGCAGGAGAAGATCGCGGCGCTTCAGAACGAGAATCAGGCCTTGAAGTTCGCAGCTTCGCAGGAGGCACAGAACAATTACCTTGTAAACGCTCTGCGTTTTTCCGGCTGCGGCTGCAACGCTTGCGGCTGCTGAGATACGATATTCAGGAGGGGGAGCAATCCCCCTGCCTTTGACAGGAGGGAATAGTTATGGCTTGCAAGCCTGTACAGAAACTTTGTCCGAACCTGCGTATCTCACAGAGCGTGACCTACGCAAGCGGCGTACTGACGGTAAATATCCCGGCGGGAGATTACCAGAACGGCTGCGTATACGGAATCGTAATCGCTCAGAACATTCCGAGCACAACGATCATCGGTGCACCGGTAGTAATCACAATCGGCGACGGAACGGTAACGTATCCGCTGTTGAAATGCAACGGCGCACAGGCGACAGTGTTTAATCTGGACACGCGGCACAAGTACCTTTGCCGGGTGGTCACTTCGTCCAGCGGCGGCAGTTTCCGAATGCTCGGTAATTCCTGCTGCTCTCATTCTGACACGCTTCGGTCTATTAACGGCACAGCGCCGACGGTGTAAGGGGGTATCATCATGAAACGAGGAACCCGAATGCTGTTGATGCAGCACACCCGCCGAGAGAATGCTTCGCCGGAGGAATGGAGAATCCGCAAGACGTACCCCGAAGATCGCCAGCATTACGGCGTGCGGTATCGTTACAATCATATTGAGCCTTACGGTTACTATGACGAGCGTATTCACGGCGGCGAACCGGAGATGCGGAATTATCGCCGTTATTCTGACGGACGCTTTGCACCCAAAAGCAGCATGGAATATCCGGAGTATGACGAGTACCCCGATTACGAGGACGAGATGCGCCCTATTGGCTTTCGTGACGATGATGCTTACATGGGGGATACTTCTTATGTAGGCGACAAGACGCACGGTTCTGAGCGCACTATGGGCTATGCGTCCAGCACGCACACCGGGCGTATGACTAAGGACATGGCGGACGAATGGCTGCACAACATGCAGAACGCTGATGGCACGACCGGCCCGCACTGGACGTTTGAACAGTGCAAGCAGGTAATGCAGCAGCACAACTTGAATTACGACCCGGTAGAATTCTGGGTGGCAATGAACGCTGTATACTCCGACTTTGGCAAGGTCAACGAGAAACACGGCATCCGCAACATTGATTACTATGTTGACGCTGCTTGTGCGTTCTGGCTCGAAGACAAGGACGCAGTGAAGAATAAGGAAGCGGCATACTATCGGTATGTTGTGAAGCATTGAATGAAGGGAGGGCATTTGCCCTCCCTTCATTGCGGTGTTGAAGTCCCGCGCTATCTGTGGTACAATGTATAGGTCAAGTGGGACTAAATATGGGACTAAAATTTTTGAAGTGTCAAAAGTTCAGACATACTGTGGGGTTTTGAAATTTCACCTCGTCCTTGGTAAGGATGAGGTCACCAGTTCAAATCTGGTTAGCAGCTCCATATTTAAAAGCCTTGTTTCTTTGGTAAATCCATTGAAACAAGGCTTTTTTGTTATTTTATACGGCTTTAAGCACTGCTGCACGAAGTTCTTGTAGCTCTCGCATAATGTCAGCCATAGGCGTTTTTTGCACTTCGCTGATGGGACTAAATGTGGGACTGAACAAGGCGGCTAATTGCTCACCTGCACGCTCAATCATATCCTCGCCGGTGTGAGTGTAAATCTTGGCGGTAATCTCGATAGATGCGTGTCCCATGAGTTTGCTTGCGACGTTGAGCGGTACGCCCGCACGCTCTAAATCCGTGCAGAACGTGTGGCGCAGATCGTAGGGAACGATAGGCGGCAGTTGCTCGGCAATGGGTGAGATTTTCCCCGCCGCGATCAACTCGCGTTCGGTATCGTCCATTGCGGCGCGGAAACCCTGCCACATGGCACGCATGGACTTATCATCGTACAAGTGCCCGTTACGCGGAAAAACCAATTCACCGAACGAACCGGCTTTCGGCAGGACTGCGGCAAGCTGGGGGATGATCGGTATTTTGCGAACGCCTGCGTCTGACTTGGGGTATTTCTCGGCGCGGGTGTCCCGGTCGTATGCCTTGTCAACAGTAATCATACCGCCTGTAATATCGGCGTATGTCAGCACAAGGCTTTCCGCCGGACGCAAGCCACTATACAGCAGAGTAAGCACCCACGTTCCCGCAGGATGCGTCTTTGCAGTTTCCAGTAAAATAACACGTTCTCGATCTGTAATGCTCCTGTGGCTCTTCTGCTTGCCAGTACGGGGCATCTTCAAATCTTCCGCAGGATTATTGACGCACAAGCCGTTCTGCTTGGCTGCGCGGAACATCTGCTCGATTGCCTGCTGCACCTTCTTTACGGTGTCCGGCGCACGTCCTTCCGCAGAGTTAAGCGCTTCCTGACAGTTCAGTGGACGCACTTTGCTTACGGGGATATCCCCAATGTAGGGATAGACGTAGTTCACAAGCCGTCCCTCGATCAGCCTGCGCGTGGATTCCTTCACGCCGGACTTGTAGGTTTCTACCCAGCGTTTCCCCCATTCCTTTACGGTAACACCGGCTTCAATGAGTTTACTTCCGGATTCGATCTCTGCGCGTTTTGCCCTGATTTTCTCGTTGAGTTCCTTTTCGGTTTTTGCTCTCAGGTCGTAGTGCTTTCCCATATACGTTCCGGTCTCACGGACAAAGCCGCGAGGGTCTTTTTTTCGACGTGGCATTGCATTTTCCTCCTATTTTCGATATAATAAGAGGGTAGAATTCCGTTGCACAAGATTTCTACCCCCGTATAACGTCCACCGGTTGCCGCCGGTGGGCGTTTTTTATGCCCAAAATTGTTTTCCGCATTTCAAACAAGTGACGCGGACTTTTTTCGCGCCCTTGTTTCCGGCTACGGCACCGATCAATCCCAGCCCCAGCGGCGCGGTCACGGCTGCGCCTACCACGGCCTTGCCGATGCCGAATCCCTTCTTATGCGCAGAAAGGGAAGTGGAGCCGCAACGCGGACAACGCGCTTGTGCGTTCATTTCTTTTTGCTGTAGTTTGTTCGCCTTTTTCAGTTCGGAAAGCTGCGCCTTTTGCAATTTAACCGAAGGGTCGTTCACTGCTTGCACTTTTATGATCTTCTCAATCGGTGCTTCAATCTGACGCTTCATGCGGATTGTGTCCAGCATCCCGTACTCTGTAGGCTTTACGTTATCCTCGATATAGTCTAACGCTTTGCCGATAGTGACAGAATCGTAATCGGTGCATTTACGGAAGAATGCGGCCATGTTGGTTCTGTCCTTGTATACGCCGTAGATCGTGGCGAGGTCGATTAGATCGCCTTCTTTGTCGTAATACTCGTGCGTTTCCTTCGGGGCAACTGTTTGTGCAGGTGGTTGTTCACCAGCCTTTGTTCCGCAGTTCGGGCAGAAATTCCCCTCGAATTCCGTGCCACAATTCGTGCAAAACATAATTTCACCTTCCCTTTTGTTTTCGACTTCTTAAAAAATTGTTTTATGCACTTTTTTAGATTGTATGAAGATTGGCTTGGTGGGACATATAGCGGCATTTTTTCGGCATGCGTTGCCATTCAGTGACGTTATATATCAATGAAAAAACAATGTTTTTCTGAAAAAGTTTGCAAATTACGTTTTTCTGCTTTTTGCCCTCGTTATTTTGTCAATTTACATTTTGTGTTACGCTGGTTAAACTATACCCGTAGCTACAGCAAAGCAGCTTTTCCCGAAACGGGGATAGCATTGGAGTAACGCATGGCGGGGGATGCTCCCGCCGCTCCTTTCCCATTACGGAAAGTGAGGTATATACATGAACGAAATCATTACTGTAAACTACGACAACGAACAACCAACCGTATCCGCCCGCGAGCTGCACGACTTTCTCGAAGTCGGCGCAGATTTTCGCCATTGGTTTCCTCGTATGTGTGAATACGGTTTTGAGCAAGGGCGTGATTTCAACCCGGTCAAATTTGACCGCCTTCAATACGAGGGAAACCGTGAAGTACGACGTACTGTAGACGACGCTGCTATTACTATTGATATGGCAAAGGAGCTTTGCATGCTCCAGCGCAACGACAAGGGCAAGCAGGCACGCCAGTATTTCTTACAGCTTGAACGCGACTGGAACAGCCCGGAAAAGGTAATGGCACGCGCCTTGCAGATTGCCAACAAGCGAATCCACACGCTTTCGGAGAAGATCGAGCAAGACGCACCCAAGGTTCTTTTCGCGGACAGCGTAGCCACGGCCAAGACTTCTATTCTAATTTTCGATCTTGCAAAGATCATCAAGCAGAACGGCGTTGACATGGGCGGCAAGCGCCTGTTTGCGTGGATGCGTGAGAACGGCTATCTTGTACGTCGTCAGGGCACTGATTACAATATGCCGACACAGCGAAGCATGGAGTTAGGCTTGTTTGAGGTCAAGGAAACCAGCGTCACCCATGCAGACGGCCATATCAGCGTAAACAAAACGCCGAAAGTAACCGGCAAGGGTCAGCAGTATTTCATTTCAAAACTGCTGGGCGAAAGGAGCTAATCACCGATGGAATACGGAAACGGACTTTACGTCAAACGCGATGAAACGACGATCAAGAGCGTTGAAGCCCTATATCACTATATCAACACGTTGCCGCTTACCAAGCACCAGCGAGGCAAGGCTATCCGCCTTGCTGAAACAGCTTTGACCAATGCCGAAAACAACGGATATCTTGTCGGCTTTGATGCAGCCGGTTTTAGTGACCTTACGAAAGCCGTCGCGCAGTTCTTGACAAAGAAGCTGGACGAGGCTGGAATCTCTCCAGAGAAGCAATAAGTCCTGTTTATTGGACTTTTCAACAAGGCTGTCCGCGTCCTCTTGAAAATCGAACAAACGTTCGCTATACTATATGTCAGATAAAGGCGAACGGTTCTTATTGATATTTCCATTTTAAGGTAATATCATAGGAGTATACAACAGGAAAGGCAGGAACCAAACATCATGGACAACATCGACCGTTTTACCGCAATGCTCAATTCATGCACAAACCCGCTGCGCATATACAATGCGCTACGAATGATCGCCGAAACGCCATTCGAGCAATCCGACGATGTGCGCAAGAAACGCGAGATCATCGTCGGAAAGGTTGCCGGACTGGTCGAGCAATCCGAGAGCCTTTAACAACTCAATAGACATCTCTCTTGTGATTTCCCCTGTTTCGGCTTTGGCCGGGGCAGGGGCTTTTTCTTTGCCGTAATAGTCGTGGAATCCATCGACCCGGTTCAACAGATAATCTATGGTACATCCTGTTATAGATGATACTGCGATCAGTACATCCGAATCCGGCTTGTGATTTCCCTTCTCATAGCCGTTTAATGTACTTGCTGCAATCCCGAGTTTTTCTGCTAAAGTCCGTTGCGTCATACCTATGGCTTTGCGAGCGTCGGCTATTCTTGTGCTCATTCTGTTCACTCCTTCCTCTTGCTTATATAGTATACCTTATTGTGACCTAAGTCAACACAAAAAATTCTATCTGCTCGAACTTTTTTTCTGGTAAGGGGTTGACAAATTCGAGTAAATAGAATATCATATAGTTAAAGGTTCGAGATACTCAAATTTCGAGGAGGTGAATATTATGAGAATGAATATCGAGGCTGAGCGTGCCCGTGCGGGCATGACGAAAAATGAGCTTTCCGAAAAACTGGGCATCTCTCAGAAAACATACGGCAAGTATGTAAATGGTTCCCCGATTTCTTCGGATGTTCTTGAAAAAATGGCGGAACTGTTCAATTGCTCGGTTGATTATCTGCTGGGTATCGACCGCCATGACAACGAGAGCGCATAAGCGGAGGTGAGAGCAATGGATCCGGTACTGATGTCGCTTAACATCGCAACGATGGTTATTCTGGTTGTGCTGGTTGTGCTGATGCACAAGTGGTACAAGCGGAGGTGAACGGCAATAAAGAAAGTCAAAGAGATTTTCATGTCAGGCAGCTTTGGTATAGCGCTGTCCGGCTTCTCGCTGGGGTTCTCTACTTGCGTATTGATTTGTAAGGTTTTCGATTTACTTAAATAAGGCGATAACCGAGACAATCAGCGAAGCAATAGCAAGAACACGAGCAATCATTGCTTCACGCGAATCGGCCGTTGCTTCTGTGCGGGCATCATCGATTTGCGTTTGCAGTTTTCGGTTGGTTTCTTCCAACTGGTTCTGCATAGAATCACGGAATTCTAATTCGGCTTCTTGATCGATACGGCGAAGTTCAGAACCTAAGTACATCATACCAACACCTCCTTTCCCGGCTATTATACCACGGTCGGGAAGGGGCGAACAAGCGGAGGTGATACCGATGTATATTCCACCTTTTGTTGCCGGAGTGCTGGCAACACTGGGCATAGAAATGGCGCTGCTTATTGTGTGTGCGATGCTGCGTTGCGGCAACGATGATGATGAGAGATAACACACCATCAACACACTAAGCAACAGACCGATAACACACCAATAACACACAGAAAGCGGAGGGTTGAACGAATGACAGCAACGGAATTAAGCAACCGCAGGCGCACGGTTGAAGGCCGTTTACGCACGTTCGCAGGGTGCGAATATATTACCACAAAACAGTTAAAAGACTGGTTTGGCGTTAGTTATCGTACCGTGCAGAGGTATTTAGATGGTGTTCCGCGTTTAACTGGCGGTCGCTATCATGTGGCCGATGTGGCTAACCGATTGGTGCAGGCGGAAGCGTCTGCGTAACACTCCAACAACAGACCACCAACACACAGATAACACACAATCAACACACCGATAACAGACCGATAACAAACCATCAACACACCGAGGCGTAAGAAAGAAAGTAACAAAGAAAGAAAAGAAGTATATATATATTCTCCCTACGGTCGAATATATATTAATTTAACTTTCTAAGAAAGAAAGAAAAGAATAACCCTCTCACTACGTTCGAGGGTTACAAGAAACTGCGAAAGGGGATTGAAACCAATGACCTACAAACGCTGTGGCTGGCTTGCAGGAATGTGTTTCCTCGGTGTCCTGCTCTCTGGTGGCATGACTGAGAATGGCCGCATTGACCTGTTCAGCGGTGCGGTTATCATGCTGGCGCTGCTGGCGGTCGGATTTGTAGCCGCAAGGGCAAGCGTACTGCTTGCGGCCTATGAGCACCGGCAGAGATATCGTGGTCGTTATCGCTGAGGGGAGAAAACAGGATATGACGGAAGCAAGAAGGAAAACGCTGAAAGTCAAAGACATGCAGCGTCGGGTTATCAGCAAGGCGATGAACGCTGCGAAGTACGGCTTGCAGATGCGCGAGAGCGCAAAGACAATCAGCATGAGAACGGAGGACAAGCATGGTAGTAAAAATTAACGGCTCGGCGTTTGACATGGCGCGGGTGATGCGGTTTGCACCACACAAGAAGGACGGACTGGACTTTCGACCGGAGGATGTATGCACACTGGACGAACTGGAGCAGCGCTGCGAGAAGATGGCAAAGCTGCCGACACAGCAGGTTAAGACCGTAGATCGCATGGGATGGCGGTTTGTACTGCTGAAAGATATCTACGGCAACACGTACCCGCAGTGTTTCGCACCTCTCAGCGGTGAGTTGGAATACCTGCAGGCATGAGAAAAGCCGCTGACGGACGGCAATCCGAACAGCGGCAAAGAAAAATAGGTTTACGGTGATTATAGCACCGGAGAGGAGAAAAAGCAAGTGAAATGCTACAAAGGCTTTGACAAGGACTTGAAATGCCGTGGTTTTCAGTACGAAATCGGCAAAGAGTATGAGGAAAACGCGGCGGATATTTGCCACAAGGGTTTCCGCGCCTGCGAGAACCCGATGGACGTATTCGGATACTACAACCCGGCAGATTCGCGTTACTGCGAGGTAGATTTGGATACTAACGAGCAGACTGAGAAGGACAGCAAGCGGGTTGGAAAAAAAATCAAGATTGAAACAGAGATTGGCCTTTCGGGGCTGATTCAGGCTGGCGTGAAGTTCAATCTGGAAAAAGTGGATTTTAAGAGCGCGAAAGAGAGTAATACGGGCAACCGGAGCGCCGCCACAAACACAGGCTACCAGAGCGCCGCCATGAACACG